TTTCAGTAATCCAAAGCCTGTGCCGGGCGGAAGTGCTAGTGGTGCCGCGCCAGTAGAAATTGCAGAGCCGGGAGAAATTGAGCCAATTGAGCCAAAAATTCCTGAAATGGAGGAAATTGATCCGCCTGTTGTCTTGCCAGATAAATATGGTAAGGGTGGAAATGCCGAAAGTGGGTCACAAATAATGGATCAAGATGATTTTGCGGAGACAAGTGGCCCGGATGATGGGTCAAGAGACGGACAGGAGCCGAATAGAGGAATGATGGATAGAGACATAGACTACGATAGAATTGATGATAGGTGGCATTCAGATATTAACGCACTGGAAAGCGATCCCGAGTGGAGAGCAAAGGTTGATGAATTGCAAGAAAAGTATGGAATGGATAGAACACAGCTATATGAAATAATTGCCGGGGAAAGCGCGTTTAATCCACAAGCCCGTAATGCAAACAGTGGTGCGTCTGGTCTATTCCAATTCATACCAAGTACAGCAAATGATTTGGGTGTTTCAACATCTGCGATTAGACAGATGTCTCCTGTTCAACAGCTTAATGTATATGATGCCTATATGGGAAAGTACAATTTTGCTTCTGGTAATCACCTTGGGGTACTGCAAGCCGCGCCCGCGTTTGTGAAATATCCGCCAACCAGTACCAGAACGATTTATGGCGTAGGAACGGCTGCTTGGAGACAGAATCCCGGTTGGAGAGAACCCGGTAACGGAGCCGTGACGGTACGCAGTATCAACAACTATTACAACAGACAATAATGACAGATAATTGCAAAGCGCCCCAATCATTCAAAGATGCTGTGACAGCTTCATATCTCAAGGAAATTGAGTTTGGGGATAGAGATAGAGTCATTGATGGGCTTTTGAATAATCCACTGTTCACATTCGACCCCGACAAGATTGTTATTCTGACCCAGAGAATTGATGAATTGGCAAGGGGTATCAATGTTTCTACTTGGCCCAACATACAAGACCGGGTTAACACCATAGGCTTCAACCCGGTCGAAATTGCGGACTTCACAATAGACACATATTTTGATGAAGATCGCTCTATTGAGATTGTGGAAGGTCAGCCATATTTCAACAATCCAGACAATGACAATCTAAACGACGAAGGGCAAAAGTATTTCAATCTCCTTGATGATTATCTGGGTGAGGCTCTGCGAATTGCGACCACATTTGCTGACATGATTTCACAGCTTGGAGGAAAAAATGGAGCGGCACAAGCGTCCCAAATCCTAAACTCTCTGGGCGGAATGATAGACAAGATTTCCAAAAACAACATGGAAATATCTGACAACGTGTTTTCAAAAACAATGGATCAGCTTGGGGGGTCTTTTGGACCGTATGCTCAGATGCTAATAAAGAATTTGCACAAGACGAAACAGACATATAATGAAGGCGCTATCGAGTCGCTTAAAACTGGATTGGAAAAATTCATGTCGCGTCTGATAGGGCAGTTTGAAAATGTAGGCCCAAACGAGTTGATGTTAATCATGTTTAGGATGTGTCAGCTTGCCGAGCAAATAGCACAATTTCTACAAAACCCCCTAGAAGAATTTAAGGGAATTGCCGAAAGGGCAGTGCGAACAAACAATGTTTTGGCCAGACAGACAGACGAAAGATATTTCGAGATGCGCCAAAAGGGTCTGAATCAGGAAAGAATGGGTACAATGATTGAACAAAGACCTGCCGCCGCATCAAACGTAAATTCAAGGCGTGGTTTCATATCCACTCAGGGAGGGGTTAATTTACCTGTTCCGGGATTTGATTCTGACAACCCTCTAGCCGCTCCGATTGATACCGCAACAGACCTTGGCTTTTCTGACAGTGGAAACATCTATGGTGATATTAATCCTGTTTTTGTACCGCCCACCAAAGAAGAAATGAAGGCCGCTGGCCTTGTGAGCGCAAGCGGAGGAAGTGGATATACATTAACCCCCGGTGTTACTGATATGGGTAGAAGATCAAGAGAGCATTATGAAAGTGTGGGAAAGGATAATCCAGAATGGGCCAAGCACTATGACCCATCCAAAAATCAGGATGATTCAGGTTACGCTTTGGTAAAGCCAAGAGTTTGGGCCGCTCTAGAGAAAATGTCAAGTATTCTGGGAACAAAATTTCAAGTAAATTCTGCATATCGGAGTCAATATTACAATCAAGTGTATATGGTGCATGTTAGAAAAAACCCAAGAGTCTCGAAGACAAGCCGTCATATGTCTGGTCTTGCTTTAGATATTGCAAAAACTGGCTTTTCTCAAAGCCAATTTATTGATGCTGCAAGACAAGCAGGATTCACTACCATATTACCAGAAAATAGTTATATCCATATAGAAATGAAAGAAACGGGGTAAACCAAATGCCTATCAGTCCGCTAAAAAGAAAAAGAATCTACTACAGCGATTTTTCAAAGTCATTTGAAAGAAGCCCAGTCAATGACGACCTTCTACGAAAGGTTAACGAGGCAAGTGTGAAGGAGTCAATCACAAATCTTGTGATGACTAACAAGGGCGAGCGCCCCTTTCAACCGACCTTGGGATGTGACGTAAGAAAATTGCTTTTCGAAAACGTGACACCTGATATGTTGATAACCATTCGAGAAATGATTAAAGACACCCTGCGCGCCCACGAGCCACGATGCAACGTCATTGATGTTGATGTTTTTGGGTCAATTGATAGCAATCAATTAGAAGTCTCTATCGTGTTCAACGTCATAAATACCGAAGAACCTGTTGAATTAAACCTGATATTAGAGAGAGTGCGGTAATCCATGGCAGACAAAAATTTCACCAACTTAGACTTCGGATCAATTCGAGAGAAGCTGAAATCACATATTTCCGAAAACGAACGCTTTCAAGATTTCGACTTTTTGGGATCGAACATGGCGGTACTGCTAGACGTGTTGGCATACAACACATACATGCAAAGTCACTATCTCAATATGGCTATCTCTGAGTCGTTTCTGGACTCGGCACAATTGCGAAACAGCATCATTTCACACGCCAAAGAATTGAATTACCTGCCGCGCGGATACCGATCTGCATATGTTGATGTTGATATTACGATCACCGCCCCTTCCAGAACAGAAAATCGAATCACCATACCCCCAAAGACAAAATTTGTTGCTACGGTGGACGGCGTTGGATACACATTTTCTACCTCTGAAAGTCACATCGCAACACGGGTTTCGTCGGGATCAAGCCAATTTGTTGCCAGAACAGTACGGCTATATGAGGGCCGATGGGTAAAAGAAGTGTTAAGTGTCGATAACACAACAATCTCAAATGAACGGGTGGACACAGATTCCGTGAGGGTTAGCGTGAACGATGAATATTTTGTCTACTCATCCGACATTTACGGAAATTTTGGGGAGTCAAAGGTATTCTACATTGGTCCTGAATTTGACGACAAGTACGCTATCGTATTCGGCAAAGACACGTTTGGGTATCAGCCAAAACAGAATGATACGATAGTCGTTGAATATCGGGTATGTGATGGAGAGAACGCGAACGGGATCAAAAGGTTTAGTCCAAAGGACGATATTGGAGAAATCAACAAAAACAACATCTCTCTGTCTTTGGTAGAAGGGTTTGACTGTAGCCTAAATGGTGCCAACCCGGAAAGCAACGAATCAATCAAGTATTTTGCTCCCCTCTCAATTCAGACCCAAGAGCGGGCGGTAACAAAATCCGATTACGAGACCTTGCTAAAAAAGCGTTTCCCAGCAATTCAGGCAATATCTGTTTTTGGGGGGGATGAAGTTGATCCGCCGAGGTATGGGTCCGTGGTTATTGCTATTGATACCGTAGATAAACAGGGGAGTGCGTCAGCCGAGACAGACATTTATGCCGAATACCTAAGAGACAAGACACCTCTTACAATCGAGCCTATTTTCATCAATGCTGACTTCATGTTTGTGGCGCTCGATATTAACGTCCAATTCGCAAGCGCCCAAAGCCCAAGATCAATTTCTGACATTTCGACTTTGATCGAAAATGGAGCAATTGAATACAGCGACCTATACCTGAATCGGTTTGGGGCACGCTTGTCTGAGTCAAGTCTTGCCTCATATCTGGCCAATCTTGACGAAAATATCGTTTCGGTGACGCTAGACCCCAAGGTACTTATCGAGTACACTCCCGACCTTAACGCATCAGAATCGCCTACATTCGATTTTCAGAATGAATTGGTAAAACCCTACAGGTACAATACATCTGCTGGTTTTGAGGATTTTAGTCCGTCCATCTATTCAACGGTATTCACCAGAAACGGAAGTAGTGGCATGTTTTACGACAATGGTGGCGGTGGCATTATCATGGTGTCCACCAATACGCCAAAATCTGTTGTTGCCAACTTCCTCGGAATTGTGGACTACGAAAGCGGTACTGCCAATTTGAACAACGTAGTGTTTTCGGGATACGAGGGATCAACCATCGCTCTTACAGCAAGGCCGAAATCACCAAACATCAAGTCAGAAAAAAACAAAATTTTGGCTATTGACAAGAAGTACATAAACATCAACGTGGAAAAGGTCTGATATGTCCTCCATAAAAGCACATATCCCATACCAGTTTCCGTCAATATATCGAGAAGAACCCGATCAGTTTTTCATCGAATTTGTCAAGGCATACTACGATTTTGTTGATACACATTCAGCGCACGACGAATTTTCGGGAAATTTCCTTGACCTGAATGACATTGACATTGTGACTGATGCCTCTCTGTTAGACGACACGTTCAAAAAATTCCTTGACAAATTCCGTCTAAAATACCTAAAGGGCTACCCGAATCTTGAAGGCGAAAAGTTGAATTTTGTGGTCAAAAACATTTTCGACTTATACAAGAGAAAGGGCACTGAGGAAAGCATCATTCTGTTTTTCCAGATTTTCTTCAATGAGACCCCAGACATTTTCTATCCAGAAGTGAATGTACTCCGAATTTCGGATTCGACCTACACCGAAGATTCTTATCTCGAAATGGAATCCGTCCTGTCATGGAAAAACTACCCATTTCGAGTAGGAGATAGAATTGTGGGTCTTACATCGGGAGCGTCCGCGTCTATTTCACAGGTTCTTTTTCGAGTTTTGGGCGGTGAATTGGTGCCAGTGTTGTTTCTGGACGACATACAAGGCAACTTCATATCAAATGATTCCTTGAAAATATCAAACCTATCCTCTGACGATAACAGAGCCTCCACATATCACAACAGAATCCGAGGTTCGCTTTCTAGTATTTCCATCATCGACGGTATTCCAGAAAACAACATAGGCGATTCTGTTGAGGTTATATCGTCTCAACGTGGGTTTGGTGGAAAAGCGACCGTGACCGAAATTTCGAAACAGTCCGATGGTATTGTCCGCTTCGAAATTGAAAGCGGAGGCTATGGGTATGGTGCCAATACCGAAGTGTTCATCTCGAATCAAATTCTTCTGGTCGCAGGTGATGAGTTGGAAGGATTTGCGCCATTTGAAGAAATTGCCCTTAGCGAAGGACTCGGATGGGACATTTCTGATGAAAATGGTGAGACTCTGGTAGATAACGAGGGGAATCGAATAGTTGCCGGGGAGGGAAGCACTTCTTGGGGGGTCGCACCATCAGGTCATGTAATTGACTACATACACCCAATCCTGTTCATCCACACAACCGACGCCCTGAAATTCACTCAAGGAGAAAGCGATTTTTTTGTAGGTCGCAGATTCGGTGACGCCTTTCCCGTAGCTAACGTCTATGAATTTAACGACAGTGCTGATTTTCAGGTAGAGGAAACATCTGAAACCGAAACCGTGTCAATCTATGAGGATGTTATAGGTGACTATGCAAACATGACACTGGATAGCGCCGACTATGGAATGTCTGGTGTAGGTCCGGTAAACGCAAATACTGCAATTGAGGATGCCTTTACCCCCCGAGTTGTAACAATAGGAGAAATTGAGCGGATTGGATTGTTGTCGTCTGGGGCAGGATATACCTATGAGGTACGCGCATACCTAAGAAATCCTGAGTTAAATACGGATAGCAATAAAAATATCATCATCACATTTGATGACTATATCCCAAACCTATATAGTGGCGAAATTGTAACACAAACAATCACGAATTTTTTCGGTGACGTTGTTGAAGCAAAAGCAAAGTATATTCGCAAAATTGGAAACACTCATGAGTTTGAACCATACTCTTACACGCGGATTTCAGACAAAGTTGATTTGACTATTCGGGGCGTGCCTTACTCCATACGGCAAATTTCGTATGTTGATAACAGCAAAAATATTGGAGAAAATGCCATTGTGAAAGCAACGACCGAAAACGTATCGGGAAAAATCAAGAGCGTCAGTATCAATGACACAGGTTTTCTTTATCAGGACGGAGAAGAAGTCCGATTGGTAAAGGATGGGATATTTTTAGCCGAGGCGCAAATCGAATGTCGAGGCGCTGGTAAATCAGAGGGGCGTTGGAAAGATAAAAAAAGTCTATTGAACGAAAGAACAAAGGTAATACATGATAATTACTATTATCAGGCATATTCATACGACATTATGTCGTCTGTGAATGAAGAACGGTACGGAGAAATTGTCGATGACCTTCTTTCGGTTGGTGGAACAAAAAGGTTCGTTTCATCATTCATCAAAAGTGAAGTCGATAGCGCAAACGGCATAGAATACAGCATCACTGTGGAGTAAACATGGCAAGCATCACGACAGAAGAACATAAAGTTTCCAGAGCAAAAAATTTCGTCAGAGAAATGAGCGATAGGTTAACGCCATTTCTGGCAGATTATGAGAACGCACTTGCCAACACAGATTTGTCAAACAACCAGATCGAAAACACCCTTTCTATGTTTGTGGACTTGTTTCCCGACTACTACAAAGACAGCGACTATTACATTGTGGGATCGACTGTAAACGACGCCGGAGAAATACTGAACACAGAATCGAACAAGAGAGACTTCCTTCGGAGGGCAATCTTTGCCTACAAAATCGAAGACGCCGACATACGGCACCTATTTCAAAGAAAGTCATGGTCAGCCGGAACCGTTTATGCGCAGTACGACGATGTGGAGGAAATGGAGAATCTCGATTTTTATGTGACTGTATTGGAGGGCGCTCCAAGCGAGGGGTCGTACAGGGTCTATAAGTGCATAAGCAATAATGGTGGAGCAGAGTCAACGCAGGTCCCTACCGCCTCTGGGATATATTCGGATGGTTACGAGTGGGAATATCTATTTGAAGTGCCGTCCGACGAATACTTAAAATTCGGATATGGTAACTATCTCCCATATGTGGAGGATGCCAACACAATTTCTTCGGCCACACAGGGCATATCAAAAATTGAAATTGAGGAAACGCCTATTGCCATGTTTTCTAACGAATTTAACCTTGGTCAATGTCAGGTCACAGGTATTGAGGAAGACGTGGCGTCTAATACATTTACACTGACAATCCAAACAGACGGCACATCACCAAGCACGTCTGACAACGAGTACACAAAAATGTATTTGCGGTTCGACAACATTGGCGGTCTGTTTTCCATCCTGAGAAGCGAAACCGTGTCATCTTTGCCCGGAAACAGCGAATTGCTTATCACTATTTCAAGACAGGCAGACAACCTACCCGCAATTACCCCGGCAATTTCGTTTGGTGAGCAATGCCACATCCTACCAAAGATCATAATTTCTAGGCCAAACGACGATGGGGGAGAACGATCTTATGGCTATGGTGTTTTGGATGAGCAATCGACCCTCTCTGAGATTATTTTGACTGACAAGGGAAGCGGATACAGGACTGCTAGTGCATACGTCGATGTTACAGACTCTCAAATAGCTGGTTATGGAGACACTTCATCTTTGCGTCCGATTCTTTCCACCAAGGGCGGGCATGGATCAAACCCAATCACAGAGTTGTTCATGAGTCGCGTGATCCTTCACGCCGAAATAGCAAGTGTGGTCGATGGTTCTAACACGAACATAACAGACACGAACGGCTATACCAGATTGGGATTAGTGGTGAATCCTGAGTTTTCTACAGACACGAAAACTGTTGACATGAGAATGTCCATAACCCTAGACGGGGATCAGACTGGCAGCATATCAGAAAACATGATTTTGGAACAAGAGGACGCCAATGAAGAATTGGTTTTAGCGAAAGTACATGAAGTCGTGTTCAATGATCCTGACACAACGGTATATCTGTACGACTTCATAAATGACGGCAATTCCACCTTTCAGCCGGGTACTGTGAGGGTGAGAAATAATAACCCTAACCAATCATTGCTATTGACAGCGACCATAAATACCGTAACAGAGTCGGTCTACACCCCATTCAGCGGAGACGTTTTGCATTTCACCAATTTTGACCAAATTGAGAGAAGTGTCGATAACACCGAGCGCGCAATTTTCGTACTAGACTTTTAAGGATACGCATGGCAATTCAGACAAACATATCCCCGTATTTTGATGATTTTGACCCATCAAAGCAATACAATAGAATTTTGTTTAGGGCCGGACGCGCTGTCCAAGCCCGAGAACTGACTCAAATTCAGTCAATGCTCCAAAATCAAATTGGCAGCATGGGATCAAACATCTTCAAAGAAGGGACCATCATCAATGGTGTTGGTTATACTGAAAACCCCGAAGTGGCATTTGTCAAGATTTCTGACAGCAGCACCAACTTTAACTCTGATTTGTATCTTCCGACCGAGAACGGACGATACGTCCTAAGAGATTCCAGTGGTCTAGAGGCGGTCATTGTTGATGCCTCCGATGGATTTGAGAGTCAGTCTCCTGATCTAAAAACATTTTTCATCAATTACACACAAAGCGTTGGTGCAAATCGTGAGTTTTCGGCGGGGGCTACGCTTTCGATCATCGACCCCGATGGTATTGACACCGGAAATTCCGTTACTGTTACGACTCTGCCAAATCATGTTGGAAATGGATTTCAGGTCTCTATTACCGAAGGCATAATCTACAAAGGGTCGCATTTCATTTATGTGCCCGCCCAATCAATTATCGTTGAAAAATACTCATCCTTGCCGGGTGAAAGTCGAGCCATTTCGGTCGGTTTCATGGTAGAGGAAAGCTTTGAAGAAGCATCTTCCACAAACCCCGATCTTTACGACAACGCGCAGGGGTTCAACAATTTCCGGGCACCGGGCGCTGATAGACTAAAACTGTCAACGACACTAGAAGCGCATCCGACCAATAATGAACCAGACGGATTCCACGTTTTCATCAGATATGATGCAGGACGGCCCACAGAAATTCGAAATGTCACGGAATTTAACAGCATTCGTGATTATACCGCAAGACGAACATTTGAGGAATCTGGTGATTATGTTGTGAGCGGTATGAAATGTTCCCTAGAAGAAGATGCCAACACAATTTACGCCACAGTTGACCCCGGAACGGCTTATGTCAATGGGTACAGGGTAGAAAAGCTGGCAAAAAGCAAAATACCGCTTTCTACCGTGACAGAAACCGCCAATACAACGTCGCAGACTACAGGCGTGCAGTATGGCCAGTTTTTCGAGTATGCCACATTAGGGTCAACATTTTCTCTTGACGGCACACGATACAATCTGTATGATTCGGGTGATTCATTAATCGGAACGTGTGCGGTAAGGAACGTGGAATCCGGTCGCCTTTATGTGTACGATGTGGTGAAGCTGGCAGGATCGAAAAATACTATTGTGTCAAGTGTGGGAGCAAACACCGCGACCGCGACCACCGTCACATCTCCGCTAAGAGAATTAAGTAATTCGCCTGCAATTTTCCAGATTGGGCAAAACGGGGGAATGAAAACCCTGTCCAATATCACATTTACCAAGCGCGTGAGCGAGACATTTTCTCAAGCATCTGACACAACCCTTACCATTCCGGCCCCGTCAACAGGCGGTGACGCAATTTCATTGTCCGGTGATTTTGTTGTTTTTGATAGTGTTGGGGTGACTAATGTCGGTGTAACAAATGTTTCGGCTGGTGTCGGGGGGGCGGTCGATCTTACACTAGATTCAGCCGTCACTGATGGTACGGTCTACTATGACCTGACAACATCCACGAATACCTCACCTGACCAAAAAACCTCCCGAGAGTTTTGGGTAATCACGACCCTTGAGAATGGTGTTGCGTCTCTTGGCGTGCCTGACGTTTACGAAATTCTTGATGTGTGGGAATACGACTTGGCCACTCAGGGAGACGAAATTACTTCCAGCTTTGTCCTTAACCCAAATCAAAAGGACACCCATTACGACATTTCATACATTACCAAAAAATCAGGCGAGGATGTTTCGGTCACTACTGTTGCGGTGCGGGCCAAGGCATTTGAGAGAACGTCTCTTTCATCGTCAGGTCTGTTAACCATTGACAGCTACCCTGACTCTGAGATAGAGAATATCCTGAATTATACATCCAGTTTTGGTGTTCTCTACGATCTTCGAAACTCATACGACTTCCGACCATACGTCGAGCCGAATGTGATTTACGCGAACAGTCTGTTGAGCGCCGAGACTGCCGAACCATATTCGGATATTGCGGATGGTGTATTCACAAAGGTCATAACATCAAATAACACCCCCTCTAACAATTCTCAAATCACGTCAGACCCGGAACTGAATCTCAAGAGAATTGATTCTCTGGTGGTGCAGCCAGATGGGTTTTTGAACATTGTCAATGGTGTACCGGCAGCGGCGCCTTCTCCGGCAAAAGCATATGACGGGCTTGTGTTGGCAGAGATAGAAATTCAATCTCCGACCCTGAATGGGCCGTACCGCACGCGCCTGAGAAATGTTGCGACTCAGGGGTACACGATGAAGGACATTGCCAGAATTGACAGGCTGACAGAATTACTTGCCGAATCCGAGACTCTTACGCTTCTGGAAAAAAAGACTTCTGACCTTCTGGTATTGGACGAAAGCGGCAATCCGAGGTTCAAGAATGGATTCTTTGTTGACCCATTCCGAAATCTGAAAATCAGCGACATAACAAATCCAGAATTTAAGGCGTCACTCGACAGGTCACGTCAAATCATGAATCCTGCCGTAACACAAATTCCAGTCTCTCTAAAGGTCAATACTGACATTTCGACATATCAGAACGTCCAGATTTTCGATGATGTTGTGACCTTGGGTGGAGTAACAGAGTCCTCGTTCATAACACAGCCCTATGCGTCCAACACAAGAAACGCAGTTTCTAATTTCTATATGTATCGAGGGAAGGGGCAAATCAATCCGCCATATGATCCGGGCTATGATGTTGTCAACGCGCCGGATGTTGTGATTGATATTGACATGGAGACCCCGCTTACCAGCCTGCTTGACAATCTTCAAGATTTTCTGCCTGTCAACAGGGTTTCTCGACAGATCACAGGTGTCCGCAGAATCACAGATGTAGTCAGAAATGGTGGGTCAACTACTACAACAACAACCAACCTGTTTAGGGGGATTGACACGATAGCTACTTTGGGTGTCGAGACTGGGTTGAACGAGGATCGGGTTGTTGGTGAATATGTGTCGGATGTTATGTTTCAGCCATTCATCCAGTCACAAGAAATTCAAATACTGATACATGGTCTGAGGCCAAACACCGAGCATTATGTGTATTTTGACAAAATTGATATGGCGTCTAACACAAGGCCCGGTTACGTTTCTGTTGACAGCAGCACAGACACCATCACGGCAGACATGGTATTTTCTTCGGGAGATAATGGCGACAGTATCGTAACAGATGCGAACGGCACACTATATGCAATAATGACCATCCCCGAAACGACGTTTTTTGTCGGAAAGAGGAACATTGAGGTAACTGATTCTTCCATCTATGCCGACATAAAATCAAGCGGAACATCGTATTGCAAGGTTGAATTTAATGCGTACAACGTAGACACCACGAAACAAAATCTTGTTACATCAACAAGAGTACCTGAGTTTGTTGTAAACACAGAAGAAGTCGCTTCTAGTTGGACAACCACCACAACCACCACCGTCAATAGACCAATGAATGAGGGTGAGGTAAATCCGCGTGTCGGTGAGGCAAGAGAAAATGAAAATAGTGGCTACCAAGACCCTATTGCCCAGACTTTCTTTGTCAAGTCAAGCCAAACTGGTGATACCGGATATGTATATCTGAGTACAATTGACCTGTATTTCCAAAGAAAAAGTGCTAGTCGGGGGGTCACTGTCGAAATTAGGGAAGTAGTGAACGGCTACCCGTCTATGACGATTCTGCCTTTTGGAAAGGTGCATTTGCGGAATGGACAAATTTCTGTCTCTGATAATGCAACAGTACCAACAAATGTGAATTTCGGAAACCCCGTCAAACTCGTGGCCGAAAGAGAGTATGCTATTGTAGTCATACCTGATGCCAATGACCCAGATTTTCTCATGTGGACTGCACGGGTCGGGGAGACCGATACTCTCAATAGGTCAATCACCCAAGATTGGGGCGACGGCGTTCTTTTCACATCAACAAACAATTCTGCATGGAAGTCGTATCAGGATGAAGACCTGAAATTCACTGTCTATAAATACGTGTTTGATAGCGAAACAGAATCATACTGCGAATTGCGACCAGACGATTACGAATTTTTGACGATTGAGGCCAATGTTGGACATTTTGCTCGAAATGAAATTGTGTATCGAAGCACCGGGACAACATATGCGACCGCATCTATATCAGGCAGGACGGTAACAATTTCTGGCTCTACCACATTGGCAAATGGCGATTATGTTAAGGTCACTCATTCTGGGACTGACTACATTAGCCGAATTGTCGATGATGTGGTATATGATGGGGCCGGAGACCAGACAACCGTCACTATCGAGAAAAATTTTGGCATTTCGGGCGCGGTAACATGCGAAATTCTTGTTGCTGGTATTGTGGACCTCTATAACCCCCGAAAGAAAAACCGTCTTGTACTGAAAAAATCTTCGGCAAAGACTGGCAATGTCTTTGCGAGCGGCCAATCTTTGATAGGTGACGTAAGCGGCGCGACCGCAGATATTGTGAGCGTTGATGACATTGAGGTTAGCTACATCATGCCCATCATTTACCAAAATAACACCAACCTGACAAAATCGAATGTGTACCTGTACGATGGAGCAACTCTGGACAGAGAGATTGCGACTAACTCCGAAGCCTTCTTGCAGCGCACCCTGCGTACAATCGACAGTAAATCAAATTATGTCGATTCAGACCAAACTTTCTTGATCCGGTACAAGCTGACCAGTGCCAATCAAAATAATACGCCGATCTTGGATCACAAAATGAGCGGTATGTACGCAAACCAGTACCAAATTCTTCCCGAAGGAAACGAATCTGATACGTCTGCATACATTTCCTCTAAAGTCAAGCTACAAAATGATATTGACGGGACCGGACTTGTCGTCATTTTTGATGCACACAGACCAAAGGGGTCTGCGATTAAGGTATACGGCAGATTCGTCTATAAATACAACGAGGATGAGGTTTCCGATTGGGTTGAATTGGTGGATCAGTCGCCTGAATCTTATTCGTCAACAATTCAGGACCGGGACTTCAAAGAGTTTAGGTACGAATTGGACGAAAGTGGTGCGGATGAGCATATATCGTTCCAAATCAAAATTGTGTATCTTGGAGATACCATAAACCTTGCGCCCGCTATTCGAAACCTTAGAGCAATCTCGGTCACATGAGAAAATTCGAAAGACACGGCAACGCTCTTGTTAGCACAGAAAAAGAAGCGTGGGCCAAGGCCAAGGCAAAGCGAAAAAGAGACCAAAAAATCCTAGAATTGGAAAAGAGGATAGCAATTTTGGAGAAAAAACTAGAGAGGATAGAGAATGACGGTCAGCATTAATCCTGTAGTGTCAACAGACACGTTCGAGGAATGGTGGACAAAGTTTAATCAACTTGTGTCTCTGGGATCATCCATCCCAACCCTCGGTAGCGGACAATCGAATATTGGTGAATTGGTCATTGAGGGTGATCTGTCTACGAATGCCAAATTCTACACAGACACCATAACAAACTACAGTCCCGCATCAACCGAAATTTCATTCGAATCAAGAATTTTGGTCGAGGATGGTGTGTCGATTGACAATGATTCAGGTGGCTCTCCCTATGTGGTTTTTCAAATTTCTGGACTGGATTCTTGGTTCATTGGGACAAGTGCTGATGGTGATAGGTTATATTTCCAAAATGACGCAAATGGGGATGGTGTCTATTTTGATTCAACTTGGGGTATATATTCAACCAACCTCGTCATAAACGACAGTATGTTGCCCGGATACATCACAGCACAAATTTCAGATATTTCGAATCACCAAGAAACGATCAGAAGTTGGGTTTCGGCCACTGGCGGTCTGTCATACGATGCCAATACCGGAGTTTTTGATATGGACCCCCTTGACCCCTTGATTGTTGCTTTGGGTGATTTGACAACATCAAATGGCGATATTTTGGGGTTTGATGGGCCAGATTCCCCGGTTCTTCACCCATCGCAGGCATTTGGCCGAAGTCTTTTGAATACATCAGATTCATCCAATTTCAGAGATTTGTTGAATTTTGGAGAAGGGTTCAAGGATCAGGTAGATCAGGCCATTGATCTAAACACGATAAGCGAGAGTGGGTTTTATTGGTTTTGGGGCGGAACACCGAATAGCCCGGTTCCCGGATCATCTGATATGTATACTTTACAGCACATTAGATATAACTCGGCAAACACTTCTCAGGTGGCAATGAGTTTGGACACTGGCCGAATACTTCGCCGTACTCGCAGGCTGGACGTTTGGTCGGATTGGTCTGTTGTTGGAGAACAAGAAGTTTTAATTTCGAGCGGGGAGGTCACAACTCCTGTCACAACAGTTGATATTACATGGGATAATGATCCCAGCTTCGATTCATATACATTAAGACTAAAAGACTTTGGTACAGCCTCTGATGCAAACATTATCCAAAGAAAGTTTCTTGCTTTGTTAACCGATGATGGTGGTGATACTTGGATTGCGACTCCCTATTCATCTATTTTTACCAGTTCGTCGGCATATTCAAGTGTTGAATATGAAACTAATTCAATGATTGTGGGACGTAATTATACGAAACGTATTACGGCAGACTTTGATATACGACCTCAAAATGGGGAAACTTTAATTTATCAAAGTGGTGTTTATCAAAGAGCCACTGGTTTAACTGAAACTAACAGAATTGATTTTACTGATGGAATCCACGTTGTTAGAGGCAATAATCAGATAAACGGCATCCGATTTTTTGTGGGATCTGATGTCTATCCGCTCGCTGTAGGAGAATGGGAATTAATTGGAAAGAGGGCACTAGCATGAAAAAATATGTGAATGGGGAAGTTGTGATGATGAACCCCGAAGAAATTGCTGAAATGGAGGCAATTTTTTCAAGCAATATTGTGACAGAACAAGAAGTCAGGGAGGAAGGCGCACGAAGGATGCGAGAAGCCGTTTCTGGCTATAGCGATGAAGAACGTGAAACTTGGATGCAGCAGATCGAAGAAGCCAATAATGGGGGTGGCCCGTTGGTTAACGCTTTGGCCCAATCGAGGGGGCTAACTGTCCAACAGATGTGTGCTGTTATCATCAACAAGCGGGACATTTATCTAAATGATTTGGCCAGAATTTTGGCAGCACAATCCGCTCTAATTGCAATGGACCCAATTCCGCAGGACTACGCAGACGATTCGTATTGGAGTAACTAATGGCACAGCCTACCACGAGAACAGAGTTTAAGGAATGGTGCCTCAGAAAGCTGGGAAAGCCGGTCATCCAGATAAACGTAGACGATGCGCAAATAGAGGATCGAATTGATGAGGCCCTTAGCATGTATTGGGATTATCACTATAGCGGCACGGAAAAAACGTATCTAAAGCACCAGATCACGCAGGCCGACATTGACAACAGATATATCACCATTCCTGAAAATGTTATAGGTGTGACCAAGATTTTTGACCTTAGTGGACTAACCAGTTTTGGGGGAGGCACATTTTCACCAAGACACCAGTTTGCTCTAAATGCCATGCGAGATTTTACCAGCTACAACTTATCTGATTACACTATAGCGATGGACTATCTGGCACTGATCGAGGAAGTTTTGGTAGGACAGCAACCGATTCGATACAACAGACACATCAACCGGCTCTATATTGACACCGATTGGGATTCGTTGACTATCGGAAACTATATTGTTGCGGACTGTCATAGGGTAGTCGATCCAGACACATACTCAGATGTGTGGAAGGACCGCTGGCTACAAAATTATGCGACCGCCCTCATTAAGATTCAATGGGGTGACAACCTGACGAAATATGAGGGCGTGCAATTGATTGGTGGTGTGCAATTCAATGGTGACAAAATCTATTCAGAAGGAAAGGAAGAAAGGGACAAGCTAGAAGAATTTGTGCAGGCCAACGGACTTCCGGTTGATTGGGTGATTGGATAATGGCAACAAACCCATATTTCAACAACTACAGCGCAAACACAGAACAGAGCCTAATTGATGATTTGGTTGTTGAGGTTATTCAAATCTATGGCATAGATATGTACTACATGCCACGGACTCTTGGGGCCAAGGACGATCTGTTAAATGAAGACGACTTACCAATTTTCAATTCTGCGACACAAATCGAAATGTACGTCAAAAACGTAGAGGGATTTGAAGGTCAGGGAGATTTTCTATCAAAGTTTGGCCTTGAGATAAGAGATTCTGTTACTTTCGCGGTTTCCATCACTAGGTTTAATGCCGAGATTGGGGGCGGACGCCCAAATGAGGGAGACCTGATCTACTTTCCCTTGAACGACAAAATTTTTGAAGTGATGCACGTCGAACACGAATCAGTGTTCTATCAGGCCGGTGCTTTGGCAGTATATGAATTGCGTTGCGAATTGTTTGAATACTCAAACGAGAGGTTTCAAACCGGGGTCGCCGAGATTGATTCGAAAATGGATTCCTACAACACTACATCAAATACCGCGATTGATAATATTGAACCGTTTGATGACCTTTCCGACAATTTCACTATTGAGACAGAAGCAGACGGCATAATTGACTTTGATGAAAAGAATCCGTTTGGGGAGGATAACTGGTAATGTTTGGGGCACGGTTTTACAATGAGACGATGCGCAGATATGTGGCCGTGTTTGGCTCACTGTTCAACGACATTGTTATTGAAAGGCGAGATAACGGCGGCGCACTGATTCAGCAAATGAAGGTGCCTATCAGTTACGCCCCAATGCAAAAAATACTCGCACGACTTGAAGGCGATCCGAATCTTGATTCTCAGGCAATTTCTCTCCCAAGAATGTCATTTGAGATTACCGGACTGACATATGACCCTGAAAGACGGCTTTCTACACGGGCTACGGCCAAATCACAAGTGAATCCCGAAGATAGAACGCAAGTCGTGAGCAACTTTGTGCCAACTCCGTACAATCTCGATGTGCAATTGAACGTCATGACCAAATACAGCGAAGACGGGTCGAAGATTCTTGAGCAAATCTTGCCGTATTTTTCCCCTGACTTTACGCCTTCGGTAAAAATATTGGACGGTATTGACGAGTCTTGGGATATACCGATTGTTCTAACCGGAGTCTCATCAGAAGACTCCTACGAAAATAACTTCGAGGAACGCCGTGCGCTTATCTGGACTCTCAATTTCACAATGAAAGTCTACTTCTTTGGACCTACCACAAACAGAAAAATAATCAAATTTGTCGATGCTCGCGTATATACTACGATGGATCAGAACGATGATCCTGCCGAAAGAATCACTGTGCAGCCCGGTCTAACCGCAAATGGTGAACCGACCACAGACATAAACGAAACCATAGACTATCTTGACATTAACTTTGAGGATGATTGGGACTATATTGTGAGGATCGAAAATGAATGACAAAAAAACGGACAGGATTGCAGAATCCCTTAACATGGTTCCTATCGAATACGACGAACAAAGAGAGCCTACCCCAAGACCAGATGTTGATGACAAGGATACTGCCGACTTTGATTTTGTTAGGAGCAATTACTACGACCTTATCGAAAAGGGTCAGGACGCCCTAGACGAATTGATACTGCTTGCTAAACAGAGCGAACGGGCTGACACATTTGATTCGGTCGCTAGTCTGATAAAAACCTTGAATGACAGCAACAAGGCTCTGGCAGAATTGGTGAATAAGAGAAATAGGTTAAAGGATGCGGACGCACCCAAAAAAGACACCACGATAAACAACAACACCCTAATCACGACGACCGAAGACTTACAGAAAATGCTTGAAGATAGGGGAAAGCATAAAGAAAACGATGATTGAAGATATTGTTAGCGGGCTTGAAAAAAAGGACGGATACAACGGGAACCGAAATCTAAAGAAATCTGGTGTCTCGATAAACCTCACAGCCGAATTGATAGATGAGTACATAAAATGTCGGGATGATGTTGTGTATTTTGTCGAGAATTACTGCAAAATCGTTTCAAAGGATGATGGTCTCATCCCATTCAAGCCATACTCTTTTCAGAAAACGATTTTGGACACAATTCATGCAAACAGGTTTGTGATAAATATGCTTCCTCGCCAAATGGGGAAAACTACGGTGGTCGCAGCATATCTTCTACATTACTTGATATTCAACAGCCACAAAGAAATCGGGATACTGGCTAATAAGGGCGCGACCGCAAGAGAAATCTTATCCCGGATTAAAATGATGTACGAACACCTTCCGCTATGGATTCAGCCCGGTGTTGATGAATGGGCAAAAAGCTACATAACGTGTGGTAATGGGAGCAGGATTATCGCAGAATCAACATCGTCAGATTCGGTGCGAGGGTTTTCTTTTAACATCGTCTATTTGGACGAGTTTGCGCACGTTGATGGGCAAGATGAATTTTTCGAATCCACCTACCCGGTCATTTCATCGGGTGACACCACGAAAATTATCATTACCAGCACGCCAAATGGCCGCGAGTTATTTTACAAAATCTACACAGAAGCCAAAGAAGGCGTGAACGGATTTGTACCAATACGAGTACATTGGAATGAACACCCAAAACGAGACGAGAATTGGAAAAACATCACCCTTGGTAATATCGGTCCAAAGCGGTTTAGGCAGGAATTTGAATGCGAATTTCTGGGGAGTGATGGCACCCTCATTTCAGGCTCAGTATTGGAAAACTTGGCCTACAAGAACCCAATCTACGAAAACGAGAATATGTTCATGTACGAGAAGCCAAAGGAAGAACATATATACGTGTTGACGGCTGATGTTAGTCGAGGTAAGGGGCTGGATTATTCTGCGTTCTCGGTCATTGATGTGACAGAAATGCCATACAAGCAAGTATTTGTTTTTAGAGACAATAACATTACTCCGGTGGAGTACGCCGAGACGATAGACATAATCTCTAAAAAATACAACAATGCCGAACTTCTCATAGAATTGAATGACCTTGGGAGTCAGGTGGCCGACATTCTACACATGGATTTGGAGAACGAAAACCTAATTTTCACCGAAAACAGAGGTCGATCTGGAAAAAGGGTTGGTCAGGGCTTTGGAAAAACCGCTGAAAAGGGCTTGACAACAACAAAAACAACAAAGGCTATAGGTTGCTCTAATTTGAAATTGCTAATTGAACAGCAACAATTAATCATAAATGACTTCAAGACCATTCAGGAATTAACGACATTCGTGAAAAAGGGAAGCAGCTACAGTGCTGCAATGGGCAATCACGATGACCTTGTGATGACATTGGTCATTTTTTCTTGGCTATCGACCCAAGATTATTTTGTCGATCTGACAGATAACAACACCCTTTCAAAATTGAGAGATAGATCAGAGGATGAATTGCTAGAGCAAATGCTTCCTTTCGGATTCCACATTGATGATGTTTGCGACGATATAGGCTGGAATTAGGGTTTCTATAAATAATGGGAGTAATTGGTAGAGGACCAAACCATAAAATAGGAGATAGGATATGCCATTCCAAATCAGCCCCGGCGTAAATGTAAGCGAAATTGACCTGACAAACATCATCCCAGCAGTATCTACCACCGAGGGTGGTATTGCGGGTGTTTTCCAGTGGGGTCCGGTTAACACACCAACCCTAGTGTCATCGGAAGTGGACATGCGGAATCGTTTTGGGTATCCCAAAACCGGATACAATGTAGAAACATTCTACACCGCAGCCGACTTTCTATCCTACGGTAATGCACTATATGTCGTTCGAGTCAGTGATGGTAACACCGCAACATCAAACACAACACCAGACACAGTTTTTGAAGCCAAATATCCGGGCGCTCTAGGTAATGATCTAGAGGTTCATGTAATCGACAATGCTGCATTTGATACCGCGAACACTGTTCATTCCATTTTTGATGCCGCACCAACGGCACCTGACCTACATATCGCCATTGTAGATACGGTAGGAAGGTTTTCCCGTAGTGGTGGAGCAAATACCATTATCGAAAGGTTCGATAATGTCTCAATCACCCCCGGCGATAAAAACGACGATGGTACAAACAACTATTTCTTGGACGTGATTAATGACCGCTCCAAATACGTCAATATGCCAGTCAACACAACCGCTTTCAATAGTGGTGTTTATGTCCTTGAAAATGGAACTGACGGAAGTGAAGAATCAAACACAGCCATTTATTCCTCTTTGACTACAGGATATGATATGTTGGCAGATGCAGACAATATTGATATATCTCTTGTGCTACAGGGGAAGGCTATCGGGGCGGCTAACGATTGGGAATTGGGAAAATACATTTTGGACAATGTGTGTGATGTGAGACGTGACTGTGTTGCCTTTATCTCTCCACATATGAGCGATGTTGTCGGTGATGGTCTGGACTCTGCGACCGAGATTGTGGACTTTAGAAATGGTCTAGGATCATCGTCATATGGCGTGATGGACACTGGTTACAAGTATCGGTACGACAAGTACAATGACAGGTACGTTTACACCCCGTTAAACGGCGACATTGCTGGATTGTGCGTGCGAACAGATGACACCCGAGACCCTTGGTTTTCTCCGGCTGGATACAACCGTGGGTTCATCAAAAATGTTATTCGTCTCGCATACAACCCATCAAGCCGTGCTGATAGAGACCTTCTATACAAAAACGGCGTAAACCCGGTAATCACTGAAAAAGGCCAAGGCACATTGCTATTCGGTGACAAGACGTTGCAGAAGAATGCGAGCGCATTTGACCGAATCAATGTTCGTCGCCTCTTTATCGTACTGGAAAAAGCAATTTCCAAAGCCGCAAAGCAGATGCTTTTTGAATTTAACGATGAGTTTACCCGAGCGCAATTTGTGAATCTTGTCGAGCCATATCTGAGAGATGTTCAGGGCCGTCGAGGTATCTACGACTTTAGGGTGGTATCGGACGCAACAAATAACACCCCCGAGGTGATCGACAGAAACGAATTTGTGGGGGATATATATGTTAAACCTGCACGTTCCATTAACTTTATCCAGCTTAACTTCGTGGCGGTTAGGACCGGAGTGGAATTTGAAGAAGTTGTCGGTCAATTCTAAGACCAAAAAAATCTTCAAATCTGGGAGGGGAGGTATTGACCTCCCCTTTCTTTTGTGCTATATGTAAATCATGGACACACTAAAGAAAAAACTATCAAGGGCAGGTCTCTACAATGATGCCAAGGACAAGATCAGTCCTTGGCTTGAACGAAAGGCGTCTGATGAACTGAGAGAGGAAATACTGAGAGACAGTGCATTTTTGGCCAATGACACATCGTTGTCGGATAGGGTAAAAATTATTATGCTTGGCTATACATCCAATCCAACATGCACGGTTTGCGGTACGCCGCTGAAATACCATAGGTCGTTGAAGGACTTCTCAAAAACATGCTCTAACGCAAAGTGTGTAGATGAAGCCACCAAAGCAAAAAGAAAACAGACCTTTGATGAAATGTATGGGGGGTTTTTTGTGGAAGTGGATAGGAAACCCGATTCAAATGTAAGGAAACGTATGATCGAAAATAACCCAATGGCGAATGATGAGGTCAGGAAAAAACATCTCGACTCCGTGAGAAAATGGCATTCAGAGAATCCCAGAAAGTTTGCGTTTGGCGAACACCATTCACAAAAGGACTTGACTGATCCAGACCTTGACGAAATCTACAAGATTCATATCGAGAAAGAGGTTCCGATTACCGTGCTGAGCGTCGATATGGGATATTCCCCATCTTACCTACACAAAAAAATGAGTGGGTCATATGACCTAAAGAGATTCTCGGTGTCGGTGCCCCACCAAAAATTGATTGATATGGTCTCGGAAGAAGATATGACCATTAACGACAGGACGCAAATACGGCCCCGTGAGATTGATGTGTATATCCCGAGCAAAAAGGTTGGCTTCGAAGTAAACGGACTTTTTTGGCATAGCGTGAACCACACAAAGGTTGATTTACGGCACTACGAAAAAAGGAAAATGTGCGAAGAAAGGGGCATCAAGCTTCTCCAATTCACAGATAAACAGATTATGGAACAGTCTGAGATTGTGCAGTCTATGGTCAATAATGTCTTGGGTAAGAGCAAGCGTATCTATGCCCGAAACACAAAATTCGTCACCCTTAACCCCCAAGACATGAAGGGGTTTTTTGAGGCTAACCACATATCAGGCTATACGGGAACAAAGCTATGCTTCGGACTTGAGCATGATGGTGAAGTGTTTATGGCCGCCCTGCTTTCTAAAGCCAGATTCGGAAACGAAGGATACGAGGTTTACAGAATAGCAACAAAACTAGGATATTGTGTCGTGGGCGGGTTAGGTAAATTGATGAAAAACATCGAGAAGCATCTTGACAGTAAACCGATAGTCACCTATGTTGATGGTTTTCATGGAAACGGAAAGGGTTTTGAATCAATAGGATTTTCGTACATGGGCGAAACGCCTGTTGGGTACTCATACTACGACAAAAAATCTGACAAGCTGTATCATAGGCTGAGGTTCCGAAAGTCAGAGCAAGAGAAGCTTTTTGAAGGCTTTGATAAAAAACTCACCGAGAAGCAAAACAGTATCAACGCCGGACTGCGTTTGTACTACAGCAGCGGAAACAAAATCTACATGAAATACTGAGACAGAAAGGACGAAAACAACATGAAAAGGAAAGTGGTCTATAACGGATGCTACGGGGGATTTAGCCTGTCACTGGAAGCCCAAAAAGTGTATATCGAAAAAAAGGGCTTCACGCCAATTCTTCATGAGGGCGCATATAGTTGGGATAAATACTACTACTATGAGGAAAACCCAGAATTTTACAACAGGGAAATTGAACGCGATGATCCCGCTTTGGTAGAAACCGTAAAGGAATTGGGCACAGAAAGTGCAAGTGGCATATGTGCTAAGTTGAAAATTAAGGAAGTTGATGGTCCATATCACATAGATGAATATGATGGATTCGAAACTGTAATCACGCCAAATGATATTAATTGGCGATGAAACATACCAAAAAGAAAGTTGGAAAAGGGGCCGCACGGCCCCTTTTTTGATTCTAAATAGGACAGAGCCTAAATACAAGTGAACCTTCATTATCAGGAGATAACCAAAAATGGCTTTCAACGTAAACGAAATTAGGGCACAGCTTACCTACGAGGGTGCTAGGCCAACACTATTCCAAGTCCAAATCACAAATCCGATCAACACGGCGGCTGATCTGAAAGTGCCGTTTATGGTACAGGCATCTAGCCTTCCTGCAACGACGATTGGCCAGATCGAAGTCCCGTATATGGGACGTAAAATCAAGGTGGCCGGAGATAGAACATATGCGGAGTGGAGCGTAACCGTCATCAATGACGAAGATTTTCTTATCCGAAACGCCATGGAGGGTTGGGTGAGCGCAATCAACACCCCCGAGGGAAACACACAAACTGTGCTTCCGGGCCAGTACAAATCGCAGGGTCAGGTGACACAATTTGGGAAAGACGGAACTCCGCTTAGAATCTACAATTTCAATGGTATTTTTCCGACAAACATCGCAGAGATTGCTGTTGACTGGAACACCACGGACACAATTGAACAGTTTGATGTGACATTCCAGTATGACTATTGGACAGTACGCGGCGGCAGCACTGGTGATGGTGGAACACGAGAGTAATTTATGCAATTATTCGGATTCGAGATTAAACGAAAAACAGATGAAGCTGATGGTGAAGGTGTAAAGTCCTTTGTCGAAAAAGACTTCAACGATGGTGCCCTGTATATTTCAGCGGCACCTATGGGTGGTGGGGTATCATCTTTCATCAACCTAGATGCGAATATCAGCAACGAAGCTGATATAGTACAAAAATATAGAGGGATGATGAATCAGCCCGAGGTGGAGAACGCAGTTGACGACATAGTTAACGAAATGGTCTCTATTGAACCGGACACTAAAAGTGTGAAATGCATAACAGACGACATACAGTTTTCGGATCAGGTGAAAAAAAAGATTGAGGAAGAATTTGATGAAATTCTGAATTTGCTCCACTTTTCTAGCTTTGGATACGATATTGTCTCAAGATGGTATGTCGATGGTCGAATAAATTACCACGTTGTCATTGACGAGAATAACCCAAAACAGGGAATCAAAGAACTGCGGTACATTGACCCCCGGAAATTACGGTTGGTGAAGGAGTACGAACAAACCAAAATCAATGCTGCTGATTTTGCAGAGAGTAAGAAACGCCTGAAAAATGAATACTATGTGTATAGCGATAAAGGCTTCAATATGTTTGATAAGCGTGAAAACAAAAACAGCTATGTGCAGAGCGGTCTGAGAATTTCCAAAGATTCCATCATTAACAGCAATAGCGGTATCCTAAGTGAAGACAATTCTCTGATCTTATCACACCTACACAAAGCGTTCAAGCCATTGAACCAACTTAAAAGGCTTGAGGACGCTACGGTAATTTACCGTCTTTCGCGTGCGCCCGAGAGACGTGCAATTTATGTTGACGTGGGGAACCTGCCAAAGAGCAAAGCCGAAGAATATATGAGAAACATGATGGTGCAGCACAAAAACCGTCTTGTCTATAACGCCGAAACTGGCGAGGTTCAGGATGATAGGCGGTCAATGACGATGACAGATGATTTTTGGCTACCTAGAAGGGAAGGCGGAAAAGGGACAGAGATTACAACTCTGTCAGGCGCCCAAAATCTAGGCGAAATAGAAGATATTCTGTACTTCCAGAGAAAATTGTTCAAGGCGCTAAAAGTGCCGATTAGTCGAATGGAACCCGAAAACGGATTTTCTTTGGGTCGGGCCAGTGAGATTACCCGTGATGAAGTAAAATTCTCGAAATTCATAAAAAGGCTTAGGTCAAGATTTTCTGTTCTTTTTTTGCGGGCGCTTGAGAAACAACTGATCCTGAAAGGAATTGTCACACCCGAAGATTGGAAGACAATCGAAAACAATATCCGCTTCGATTTTATGAAAGACAATCACTTCGAGGAATTAAAGCAAAGCGAGGTTCTTAGAGAACGTATAAATATACTCAGAGATGTTGATGAATACGTTGGAGTGCACTATTCAAAAGAGTGGGTGAAAAAGAACATCCTGAAAATGTCCGATACAGAAATCGACACAGAACAAAAACAGATGGAAAAAGAAAAAGCGGAAGAACCAGAGGAACCAGAGGAAAGTTTCTAATAATCTAGGGAGAACCAGATATGAAAGATCAAACAAAAATTCTAGAAGCAGTAATCGAAGAAGATTTCGTGACTTTCGAAGAACACATCACTGAAATTATGGATGAATTGGTGGAAAATGTCATCGAAGATGTTTACGAAGACCTTTTCCAAGATGAATAAGTTAGAAGAAAATATACTATGGAATTGGTGGTGGAACATATCTCCAAAAGAGATTGCAAGAAAAGTCAGAGACGCCACATACGAAGAACTGCTTGATATGATCGGAAATATTCCTGAAAAGAGCGCAAAAAGAATGCACAATTCAGTGGAGTATATTAAATACAGATTGGCACAAAAGCGACTAAAAAGAATGGAACAGCAATTGGATAGGAGAATCGGATAATGCAATTAGTAGAATTGACTAATACAGAATGGACACTTATTGGAAATAACGTATCCGACATTACCTTTCAGGTATTAGGAGGCAACCCGGTATATATCAATTTCAACAGCACTAACGCCCCGCCAGCAGAAGAATTTGGTCTAATCTACGACCATAGAAACGGCGAATTGAAGAAAGATGTTACCGAAATGACATACAAGCCAACACCGAATTATGTGTTTGCTAGATCGGTCACACGTCAAGCAACTATTGTGGTGGAAACGGCATAAAGAGAATGTCAAAAAGTCCATTCAGCAAACAACTATCATCTATTCTCAGTAATGTTTCACCGAGAGGGAAATCTAAACTCTTTCGGTTTTATGTGACCAATTTAGCTGGTGGAGAAGCAAGGCCCGGAGCGCACGCATCACTTGGATACACCATAATTCCCGACAACGGGACAGAAAGTGTCCAATGGGGCCTTTCTGTTGGTGATTCTACGTTTGGCACGGGCGCGGCTCCTACAGACTATTCGGCACATGATGGGGAAATCCTGTACTTGACGGTAACAGATCAGGGCGAGACATATTCCAGAGGTGTGCCTATCAGAATTGAGGCAGGCAGCCCCTCAGAAATACCAGATGGACAAAATTGGTTGATAGATGATTCTGTGGTGTCCCTTGACGCTTCGGGAACCGGCGTTGGTATCACATGGACTTATTCGGCTGAGAATCTTCCGACCGGTCTCTCGATTAACGAAAACACAGGACTGATAGTCGGAACCCCGGTAGGCGACGAGAATAGCGGTACTGCGACAGTATCCATGACAGATCAGTATGGCAGAATATCTACGGACACGTTTACATGGAATGTCGAGTATCGACCAAAAGCGACCGCCGCAAACGGCGTTGGTCCTATTGACTATGTTTTGGGTGATACCCTTGTCAACACAAATTTTGTTTCCGATTTTACTGCAAACGGCAACACCCTGACATATTCATTTACTCAAATTCCGACAGGTGTTGTTGATGATGGTGATGGGACTCTAAGCGGTACACCAACTTCTTTGGGTAGTGGCACGATCATTTGCACGGCAACAGACGAGTATGGACGGAAAACCATCTCTGCCGCGCTGTATGACGTGGGCCTGAGAACACAAGCAACCGCTAACAACACTCTTGGACCATTTGATTTTGTTGTTGATTCGGCTATTGTCCCTCAAGACCTTTCTACGGACTTTATTGCAAACGGCAACACCCTGACTTATACAGTTTCTCCGGCCCTACCGACCGGCTTGAGTTTGGCAACAAATGGTATTTTGAGCGGTACGCCAAGTGATGAAAACATCGCAACATCATACACCATCACAGCAATAGACGAATATGGACGTACTACCGATAGTACATTCTCAATTCAGACAAATTACCGGACTCAAGCTACCGCCAACAATACTCTTGGACCATTTGATTTTGTTGTTGATTCGGCTATTTCCCCCCAAGATTTATACACCGACTTTAGTGATAATGGAAATACCTTGACATATTCTGTCTCTCCGGCTCTGCCAAATGGCATGAGTTTGTCAATAAACGGTATTTTGAGCGGTACGCCAAACACAGAAACGACTTCTGCCGTTTACACTATCACGGGACAGGACGAATACGGACGCACTACCGATAGTACATTCTCAATTCAGACAAATTACCGGACTCAGGCAATCGCCAACAACAATCTTGGGCCATTTTCTTGGACTGTGGATGATACCTCGGTCTCTGTAGACGCCACAACGGACTTCACCACTAATGGAAATACCCTTACCTATACTGCCACAGGGCTTCCGGTTGGCGTGTCTATCGCCTCCAACGGTATCATTTCAGGTACACCAACGGCTGCGTCGAATGGGACAATCGTTATCACAGGACAGGATGAATACGGGCGCGAGACAACATCTACAACTTCACATAATACTGCTATAAGAACACAAGCAACCTCTGGTGCCGCATTGGATATGGCCTTTGCTGCGGGAACAGGTGGTACTCAAGACCTACTGGCCAATGTCACAGACAACGGGAACACGCTGACCTATCAAAGTGTATCCCCCGCCCTGCCGTCTGGCGTGACTGTAAACAGTGTTGGCCTTCTTACAGCCATATCAAGCGTGGTGTGGACCGCAGACGCCAGCTACAATTTCACGTTCGAAGACGAGTATTCCCGCACACTGACCATCACCGGCACTTTGGAAATCACTGGAACTGCACCGGTCACAGGCACGATGTTAGCGGTTGAGAACGGCCCTGACACGATGATCGCATCCGGCACTGTGACTATACCGAACGTCACAGGGTCCATGCTGGCGGTCGAGGACGGACCAGACACGATGATCGCCAGCGGTAATGTGACTGCACCAACCGTAACCGGCTCGATGCTGGCAATTGAAGGTGGTCCAGACACGATGATCGCATCCGGCACTGTGACTGCACCGGGGGCGTTCAACCCTGTCTCCACAGGCATCGCCGCTCTGGGCCTCAACGGCATCGTGGATTACCAGCCTGACTACCCGTTTATTAACGTCTTCAAGAATGCACGGCGGACTACCCCTGACGCTACGGCAGGCTATAATGCCCTAGGCTACCCGACAACCGCAACCGCCGAATATGTGACCTTGAACGAGTTAGGCAGCGGCGGCACCGATCTGGAAGGCACCTACCGCATTACGTGGGACGGCCCGACAGGTCTCAGCACCAATCTATCGGAAACGACCATAGGACCCAACGAGATTGAGGTCACGGTAACGAATGTTGTCACTGGCCTTGTCGCAATTCAAGTACCGGCTGGTGCGTCAAATGTGGCCATGGTCAAGACAGACCTTACCGCGTTATACGATGCTGGCGCGGTGATCCGACCGGAGTATCTGACGTGGTTAAGTGACCTCAAAATGCTGCGGTTCATGGACTGGACTGCAACCAACGGGTCCAACCAAGTTGATTGGGCGGATCGCTACGTTCCAGATCAAGCAACTTACTCCGCAGAAGAAACTGTCGATAATTTTTTCACTGGCGTTCCGCTGGAGGTCTGCATTGACCTTGCGAACGAACTCGGCACTGATGCTTGGTTCTGCATTCCGCACCAAGCAACAGACGACTACGTGACGCAAATGGCTACGCTGATCCGTGACCGGCTGAACCCGGCGCTACATATCTACATTGAATATTCAAATGAGACTTGGAACGGCATATTCCCGCAGGAGTGGTACGCACGCGAACAAGCCCACGCAATTTTAGGGACGAGCAGCGGCGACGAATATATGCAATGGGCTGGATATCGTGCTGCCGAGTGCATGGATATTTTCGCCACAATATTCGCAGGTCAGACAAACCGTATCACCCGTACCGCAGGTGGTTTCTTCGGACACCTTGGCCTGATGGATGCTTACCTTGATGCGCCTGATATAATCGCGGCGGTTGGTGGCGATGCGCCTGTCAACAGCTTTGATGCCATTGGTGTTACCTCCTATATTCTCACAGAATACTACGGCCCCGAAGACAACACAAACCACGACACGTTGATAGCGACATTTGACGCAGAGGGCGCCGAGGCAGCCTATCGTGAAATCTATGATGCCTATGTTGCCGAGGTAGATGGTGACTACACCACCACGCTTGCATCGTGGAATAGCGCCATGACCACACGCGGTCTTGACCTAATGATGTACGAAGGCACAGGTCACATGGTTCCACCCTCTGGACATCCTCGCCTGACAGACTTGGTGACGTTGTTCAGCGGATTTGTAGAAAGCACCTATTACGGTGACGCACTACGCCGTCAGATCAATGCGTGGGAGAACGGAACAGGGCCAAATGATGGGCCGTTTAACTTCTATGGCAGCATGACGGAACATAGCCGATATGGCTTCTGGGGCTTGAGCCAAGGTCTCGCCGATCCTGCCACACCTGCCTATGAGCAGTATATGAGGTACAGCCGAGGCGAAGCCATGATTGACTATGGTCACGGCGCAACGCCTGTGACTGGTACGATGCTGGCAATTGAAGGTGGTCCTGATACGATGATCGCCAGCGGTAATGTGACTGCACCAACCGTAACCGGCTCGATGCTGGCCGTGGAAAGCGGACCAGACACGATGATCGCATCCGGCACTGTGACTGCACCAACCTTCACAGGGTCCATGTTGGCCGTTGAAGGTGGTCCAGACACGATGATCGCCAGTGGCACGGTTACGGCTCCCGGCTCTGACGATCTGATCCTCTACGCATACCACAACAGCTTAATGAACCACGATGCCGGTGTTGGTGGGTCCGACACCGATGCACGAAATTGGTTAGAGCGTATGGGAACGCCGGGTGTGTTCTTTGATGGAGGCGAGTTTGGATTTATCGGCCAGTGGCAAACCCCGCCCGCGAACGGAATCAGCGCGGAGGATACCACGCAGCTATCCATGACAGGATGGAGTGGTGCGGCAAGCGTCAACCATCTGATATTTGTCCACGATAACTTCGAGGCGGCTAACCGTGCGCCCAATGAAAACGGGGGCATCCCCGGAGCAAGCGAAAGTTACGTCAGCCTGAACTCGGCACTTATCGACGCATGGCAGACCAATGCCGCCAACGCCAATCGAACGCATTGGATATACACAGGTTTGTACGACTTCGGTCTCCCGACAGGCGGGGCAGAGCCGGGCAGCGCTACGGCACAGAACATCGCGGATTGGATCGCAGCGGCAACGGACACCACCACAACGCCGTACTATGGCTACGCTGGGTGGGGGTCTGAATACGTGGCGGACATGCAAGCCGCATATCCCGCGCTCGATATTAGGCACATGGATGTGAATGGCGCTTTCATCGACGCATACGAAAATACTGCGCTTGGCAACGTGCCATTCAGTGAACTGTTTGAGGATAATGCCCCGCACGGATTCAGCGACACCTATCTGATTATTGCGGCTATCATGTATTCTTACATTTTCGATGCACAGGCACCGGCCTTTACTCCGGCAGGCGGCACAGGCATCAACAGCGAGATTACGAATAACTGGGCTTCGATCACCGCGCGCATCTATGACTATGTGCGGGGCGCGCTACCAATCTCGGGCACGATGCTGGCCGTGGAAAGCGGTCCTGATACCATGATCGCCAGCGGTAATGTGACTGCACCAACCGTCACAGGGTCCATGCTGGCCGTGGAAAGCGGTCCTGATACCATGATCGCCAGTGGCACGTTTGCGGAACCGGGTGTAACAGGGTCCATGCTGGCCGTTGAAGGTGGTCCTGATACGATGATAGCATCCGGCACTGTGACTATACCGAACGTCACAGGGTCCATGCTGGCCGTGGAAAGCGGACCAGATACGATGATCGCATCCGGCACGGTTACGGGACCGGGTGTAACAGGGTCCATGCTGGCCGTGGAAAGCGGACCAGATACGATGATCGCCAGTGGCACGGTTGCAGCGCCAGTTTCCGCAGACACGGTACGCCTGAATGGCACAGACAACTATTTGTCGGGATTTGGCATAACGGGCAACACTTTCCGCATCATCCTGTCCGGGTCGATGTACGACCTGACTGGCAACCAGTTTATGTTCGGTGAATTGTTGGGGGGAAGTGGCGCTTGGCTGGATCAGACAGGCGGGCGGCTGGCTCGGTACGGCGAGGGAACTGCGCCTCTACCACTATTCAACGGCTTCGCTTCATCGAGTATGTCACCTGCGGCAATAACCACAGGGACACCAATTACCGCTGACTTTACAAGTAATGCGGGGGCGTGGACGATAACTGTATCGGATGGGACGAACAGCGCTACGCTGTCTGGTACTTTTGATGGACCTGACCAGCATCATGATTAACACAACCGGGATCACAGACGAGACCGGCACAGGCACGCTTTATCAGGGTTCCGTTGCCGATTGGAACGGAGGATTCAGTGGAGCCTTTACTGTCAACGGAACTACACTATCAGCAGCACCATAAATATCAGCAGTACCATAAAACTATTAGTAGCACCAAAGGAGAAATTTCATGGCTATTATCTATCCCGAAGGAACCAAAGAATCACGTATGACCGCGACCAGAGACGATTACGTAAGCGGAACGCTCGAAATTCTGGACGGCGTGACCGTTCTTGCCAGCTTCGCTCTCACCGCTGGTGGAGGCACTGTGACCTCGGCTGGGGGCAACACAGACTGGACTCTGGCCGTCACCAGCAGCAGCGTCACGGCTTCCGCCACCGGCACAGCGGACGGAGCGCGAATCAATAACTCGGGCGCCACTTTAAGCATCACCGGCTTGACCGTTGGAACAACGGGGTCTGACATTAATCTGGATGACGTGTCCATTGTGTCTGGCGGTACTGTCACCCTGACAAGTGCGGTCATTCGGCATTACAACCCGTAAGGCGATAGCTGAGTGGGGTGATCTGACAAAGTGACCCTCGCTGTATGACCCAGATCAGACCTGTCGCGTCTACGAAAGTGACGCGACAGGCGCTCGAATGTCGGGGCTGGACGATAAAGACGCTCTTGCCGGTCGAAGACGGATTCTTGGTAAAATACGCTAAAAGGAAAAATTATGCCAATAACAATAGGTAAAGCAAGATATACTCTAGATTCTGTGCAGGAATTAGCGGCTGATACTACATTGTCGTATTCTGAGGGTGATCCTAAACGAATTGTCTCGGCAGGAGACGTTGTGGAAGCCGGGGCATACAAATTTGAAGTGGTGGCGGCTGTATCGTCAGACGATCACATATCGACTGCTAATGGTGTTTTGTTAAAAGCACTACCCGATTCAAAAGGATTTATCAGCACAGAACAATGGAATCCCGATAAAACAGGTGTAGAAGATTGTCTTGCGAAATTTCAGCAGGCCGCAGATTACAGCTTTGACAATGGCTGGTGGTTATCCAGCGAAGAAGGTGTATATAGAATGTCCGGGCAATTCGTAAGGCCGGGTGGCGGCGGGCCAACAAGAAATCGCACTTGGAAATGGATTGGAAAGGGTACAGGAGAGGCTGGTTCAAGACTTAACCTATACGGAACAATTCTGAAATTTGATGAAACAGGCGCAGTACCGGCATATACGGATATTTTAGGAGATGACCCCGGATCGAATGGTGGTGGGGGCATCGAAAGCATGAGAATTGTGGGAACAACAAATGAAAATGTTCCATTGGCTATGATTCAATCAGGTGGTCAATTTGCCGTATTCCACCAAGTTGTATTTGACCAACTTGGTGATGGTGACGGCGCCCATATCCATTATGCACCAGTAGGAATCATTAGTGAATGTTTTTTCATAAACAAACACGCAATAGACAATCCATATACAGCAGGTGGGGATGAAACCGGAACAAGGACTGGTTATGGAATACGGGTAAAACCATCATGGTCACAGGGCCTTTTCCTTATTATGGAAACTAGTGTCAGAGGGTTTAGTGTCGCATATGACATTGCTTCTGAGATTAGTGGTGGAGTTGGTATGACCTCAACCCGTATATCAAATTGCCAAGTTTCGCATGTGGATAAGGGGGTTATTCTGGGCGAATACTCGAATGATACCTTTGTTGATAATCTATATGTTGAAGGTGTAGACGGCGATAAAACTACGCTAGACGGGGGTGTTCCTGTAGTGGGAACTGTAATTGAGGACTACGGACAATACAATACCGTAACGGGTTGTTTCATAGGTAGCCATGCTGATATAGGAATTAAATCAGTTGGTGCAATAGGGTCCGTATACGAAAACAACAGGATAAATTTGACAGGAATGAGTGATGTTGTGGGAATAGACATTACAACTTCCTTGAGGGGCGGCGCAAAAGCCGTAAACAATTCATTCATATTAAGTGGCGGTGAGACTGGGGTCAGAGGAATTGTCATTAGGAGAGATGCCACAGATAGTTTGGCTAGAGTGGTTAATGTAAATGGAAACGATTTTGAGCCTACATTAACTTGGTACTCAAATTCGGACTGTATGCCGATAGAAAATTTTTTGGTAGGAACAGTAGGCGGATTAGTCCAATATGTAGCAGAAGAAAATGTTTACAGCTTGTTAGGAGGGTCCGTGGCATCGCCCTCCATTATTCTCGATAACACAGATGTGGTTGGGGGAGGGCTATACATACCTCCGGTGAATCACATTACCTTGGATTCACCATCCACTCTCAATGTTTTTTTCATTGTTATCAACAATGGTGTTGGTTCTCCTACTTGGCTAGATGTTACGATAGACGTATTGACGGATAATATCGTTTTTGCTGATGGGGCAAGAATGATGATGAAAAACGATGACCCGTTTCAGGGTCCGGGAACACTTAGATTAAGGGTTGAACGTGACCCAACACAACTTCCTGCGCCGGACGCAACGATTTACACATATGCGAAAGAAGTGTATAGAGTCAAATCTCCCGGAGATATTTCCGAGGTTACTCAGGCCAATGTTCTTGATGTGTCACATTCGATTAACACCAGAGGAAAACACATCAGAAAATCTGTTTGGATAACAGATGTATCGGGGGGTATCATGGCATATGCTCAAGGTAGTGCGGCTGGTGATGGTTGGATCGACCTAGCAGGGACAGTACATACACCGGTATAATGAAATTACTGTTTTGTCTAAATAGACAAAAGGGAGAAGAAAAATGAACCTAATCAAAGAATTGACAGAAGACGTATCATACCTCAAGGAAGGTAATGAAGATGGTTCCAAATCGTATTTCATCGAAGGGATCATCATGCAAAGCAACATCAAGAACAAGAATGGGAGAGTCTATCCCAAAAATGTTCTGATGAAAGAAATGGCGCGGTACAACGAACTGTACGTAAAGGAAAACCGCGCGCATGGTGAATTGGGGCATCCATGCTTTTTAGAGACAGCGGAAATCCTGACAACTGACGGTTGGAAAGGTATTGCAGAGATTGATGGTGATGAAAAGGTCTATACCAGAAAAAATGGTAGAACAGAAATACATACCATCAAAACCCATGTTGTGAACGATTTCTCTGGTAATATGCTACGCCTGAAAAACAGAGGTATTGATACCACAGTAACACCAGATCACAGATTTTTGGTGGTAAATCAGAGAACAAATGAAGAAAAGTTTGTTACTGCTAGACAAATAGAAGATCATTTAAGTGGTAAAGAGTATATTAGCGATACCAATATCAGTAAATGGTATATCCCCAAAGGTAATGAAGGATTGCCAGAAACCAGAGAAAAATATACAATCAAAGGCTCTAATACTCTGAAATTTGTTTCAGACAAAACTAGACATCTTTTGGAGGATGTTGATATAGATATGGCAACATTTTCCAAGTTTATGGGACTATATCTAGCAGAAGGTTGCACAACTGTTTGTAATAACAAATATAAAGTGAGTGTTTTCCAGAATGAGGGAGACAAGGCTGATATTATACGAGACCTAGTGAATGACATGAATCAATTCAATTGGCATGAGTATTCAAGCAATGGAAAACTCATGTGGAGTTGTCATGATAGAAGGCTTGGTGAATATCTACACGGTTTAGGGAATTGCTATAACAAATATGTTCCAAGAGACCTTATGGATTCATTCGGAAAAGAATCAGCAAAAGGTTTCCTAGACTATTTCGTGTTAGGAGATGGCAGAGGAACATTTGATGAAAAATATGTAAGATGTGATATGTTTTCAACAAGCGAACAACTTATTGATGATTGCACGCAAATTCTTTCTATAGCTGGATATGCTTCAAATAAGGTTATGGAGATTTGTGAAAATGACTACGTTTTTGCTGATAGGGTTATTTCAAAGGCAAATAAAAAACCCCTTTATTTCGCAAAGGTCATTCAGTCTAAAGGTGTTTATTTAGACCCAAGATTTCTAAAGATTGAAAAAGTGCCTTATGAGGGAAAGGTTTACTGCATTCAAGTAGAAAACCAAACCTTTATCGCTAGGGACAACGGTTATAGCTTTTGGAGCGGTAATTGTAATCCATCAATCAATTTAGACAGGGTTTCTCACAGATTTATCAGTCTGGAAGAAGATGGTGACAATGTAGTGGGAAAGGCAAAAATCTTGACCAGTCAGCCTATGGGACAGATAGTCAAGAATTTTATTGACGAAGGATCGAAATTGGGAATTTCATCAAGAGGTCTGGGGTCCTTGAAGAAAAATTCTCAGGGCTTTATGGAGGTACAAGAAGATTTTATGCTGGCAACAGCCGGTGACATTGTTGCTGATCCGAGTGCGCCTAACGCTTTTGTCAGAGGGGTGATGGAAAACGTAGAATGGGTATATGACGTTGCAACATCTTCTTGGACTGTCCAAAATGAATTTGATAGGATTGAAGAAGAAATTAAGGAAACTGCAAAAGTCTCTAGGAAAGAATTGGAAGAAAAGGCAAGCCGCCTTTTTGAACAATTCATTAAGTCTCTCTAAAAATTCAAAAACATAAATACATCGAAGCTAATAGAAGGGGAAATGGTCATGTCAGATAAAGAATTGGACAAGACAAAAAAAGAAACCGAAAACGACGAAATGGAAAATGAAGACGATGATCTGTCTGAATCTTTTTCCACTATTTTTGATGGTGTCGATCTAACCGAGGACTTCAAAAACAATGTCGTTACTCTGGTCGAAGGTTTGGTTGCCGAAAAGGAAAATGAAATTCGTCAAGAATACCAAGAATCATTTGACAATGCATTGTCAGAAGAAGTCGAGGTCATGGCAGAAGAACTTATCGAAAAACTTTCGTCATACCTGAGTATGGTGGTCGAAAATTGGAAAGAAGAAAACAAGATCGAAATCGAGTCCGCGATCAAGGTTGAGGTGGCCGAATCTCTTATCGCTTCATTGAGCGATACTCTTTCAGAACACAATATTGTCGTGGACGAATCTGATATTGAAGTTGTTGAAGAATCTGAAAATAGAGTTGCCTACATTGAAGACAAATACGCTCGTGCAATCGAAAGACTTTCTGAGGCAAATGCAATCAATGAGGAATTGAACCGCACTCTAGCTTTGAAAGAAGCGACTGAGGGTATGACTATGGTCGATAAAGATCGTCTTGAAGTGATGGCGGAAGGTATCTCATTCGAGACTTATGATGATTTTGTTGAAAAAATCACGTCTTTGCGTGAGAATGTCTTTGGGGGCAGCACTCCAAAAAGCCCGAACAGGGATATGCTGGAAGAAGTTTTTGATGCCGAAACCACAGATGACAAAGATTCTTCTGGTCATGACCGAATGAAATTTTATGCGGAAGCTTTGGCTAATTCCCTAAAAAACTAATTCCATAAATAAGAGCGATACTCTAAAGGAGAAAAACAAATGAATATCACAGAAATGCAAGAAAAGTGGAAGCCGATCCTAGAGCATGATTCGCTTCCGCCAATCGAATCAAGAGAGAAAAAAGGCGTTGTCGCCGCTCTTTTGGAAAACACCGAGCAAGCTATTCATGCCGGTGAAATTTCACCTCCGAAGCCTCTGGTTGAAGCTGGTCCAACCAACTCAGCAGGAACAGGTGGTTTTGGTGCTTCTGCAACCGCAGGTGGGCCGGTCGCCGGATATGACCCGATCCTGATTAACCTTGTTCGTCGTGCTGCCCCGAATCTTATGCACTATGACGTGGCAGGTGTGCAGGCAATGAGCGGACCAACCGGAACGATCTTTGCTATGCGTTCGCGCTACGCTGCACAGGATGGTGCGGAAGCTGGTTACAACGAGGCAAACACCGCGTTTTCCGGTGACTCGAACACCGCTCATGTTGGTACTACTGGCCTTGATGTTGGAAACACCAGCATTTTTGACACCGGCACAGGCATGGACACCGAAACTCTTGAGCGTCTTGGCCATGGTGCCGCTGGCGACAGAGAATTTGGTGAAATGGCCGTCACCTGCGAAACGGCGACTGTTACCGCAGATGGTCGCGCACTCAAGGCAGAATACTCTCGCGAGTTTGCACAAGACCTGCGCAGAGTCCACGGTCTTGACGCCCACAACATTTTGGTTGACGTGATGACAACCGAATTGCTTGCCGAAATCAACCGTGAATTGGTCAGAACGCTTTACCGTGTTGCCAAGGAAGGTTCTCAGGTAGGGACCGCAACTCCGGGCACATTCGACCTAGACGTTGACTCAAACGGTCGTCACATGGAAGAAAGATTCAAGGGTCTGATCTTCCAAGTCGAGCGTGAAGCAAACGCCATTGGTCGTCAGACTCGTAGGGGCAAGGGTAACATCGTGATCTGTTCGTCTGACGTTGCATCCGCTCTGGAAATGGTTGGCCTGTTGAACCCGTCAACAGCTTATGCAAAGAGCCAGCTAAACCCCGACGACAACGCTTCCACATATGCTGGTATGCTCGCAAACCGCATGAAGGTTTTCGTTGACCCGTATGCTGGTGGTAACTACATGGTCGTTGGATATAAGGGGTCTCACAGCTTCGACGCTGGTGTTTTCTACTGCCCGTATATCCCGGTTGAAATGTATACCGCACAGGGCGAAAACACCTTCAACCCGAAGATCGGCTTCAAGACACGTTATGGTATGATTGCCAACCCATTCGGTCAGGGCGCTACCTCCGTAAGCGGATGGACACGTTCTGACGGTCTGGACACGAATACCAACGTGTACTACCGCCGCACACTTATCAACAACTTGATGTAATCTGATAAGTAGAGAGTCGGGTTAACCGATCAAAAGACTAAGGGGGCCAAACGGCCCCCTTTTTTATTTTCCGGTACTACCAAACCCTCCGTTTCGACTGGTCTTTCTATCAGGCCGAGAGTTAATCTGTAAAAGGGTGTGATTTGGACTTTTGACAATTTCCGCTTGGGCAATCTTGTCGCCGTCCTTGACAACGTATGTATAAGGATACGAGTTTTGCAGCATCAAAAACACTTCTTCAACATAATCAGAATCAATGATGCCCTCTTGATTTTTGAGTACGACACCATGTTTCCATGACAGGCCGGACCTTGAATGAATCCTCATAGACGTGCCTTCATACAAGTCAAAGACAAGACCTGTCGGGATCAAAGCAACTTCGCCCGGATACAATTCAAAGATACCATCGACAGGTGTTCTCCAATCTCTACCACCATTAAGCTTGATGCTATCATCGGTGATTGATGCTTTCAAATCAAAGCACGCCGATCCTTCGGTTGACAAAACGGGGTCGTGCGCATGAGGGTAAATTTTGTAGTATCTCACATTCATTTTTTTGCTCCAATGTTGTATTTCGGCAAAAGGGTCCATTCGGCCTTTTCTTTGTAGGGAAGGACTTTTAGTGATGAATTTTCCGGCAGATTGTCCAGATAGGAATCATCAATGGTGTGTATCATGTTCCATTCAACAAGAAGTTTTGTGATTAGGTTACGTCTCTGAATATCATCCAGATCAACCGTATCCCGTTTACCATCTAGGGCAAACAACTCTTTGAAATGAATTATGACGTACCGCCCTCTTTTGTGTAGAATGTGGCATGATTGGTACAACTCTTTTTTAGTATTTGATGCAATACCAATTCTAGTCAAGGTCTCGCGTACTTTCAGGAACCCCTCATCGTCTAATGGCTCAATCTCAATACCGTACCCATCAAAAATATTCGTCATTGTCTGTTCTCCGTCATTTTGTTGTAATCTTTTTCTATTTTTTCTAATGCTTCTTCTGGAATGAGTGTCATGTACGTCCTAGCAACAGAACGATTACACCCATATATCTCGCATACTGCATTGACCCGCTTTTCGCGTTTTTCGTCCTTTTTGTTCCAAGGTGAATAGCGGTTTCTAGGTCTGACAGTATTTATGAAATACTTGTACTGCACGTCATTTGGCAAAAAATGAAATCTGTTCATTTGGTTGGCTAAAATGAGCGTGTCAGGAAAATACGACAACGATGTGTTCACGATGTAAGGAACGTACCCCTCGCTAACCCTGTCAGAAAGATCGCAATCCCCCTTGTTGATACTCTTGACAAACTCAAACGGACTCATAATCACCCCCCAAATTTTTCTCACATTCATCACACATATAGCTTGGACTCGGATCGCTGGTAAAAAACACTTCAAACATGCTAACCTTGTCGTCCTCTTTCCCGCAGACAAAACAAGACGCTTTTTTCGCCTCTTTACCCAGAATTTTGTTTAACACCATTCAACATCCGCCATTAGTACAGCCAATGCGGCCACACGGTTAATCTCGGCATTGGCGACCATTGATTCTTGATACTGATACTCTGCCAGAATTACAACTGCATCGGCATAACTGACAGGAGACTGTGTTCTTTTTTCGAGGTTGCGATACAAAGTGGTATAGAACTCTGTTGTCGGAATGTCCATGTTTTCCGATACCCATTTTCTCATGTCAGTAAATTTTTTGTCCTTTAGATATTCAAAAAGAGCATCGAATACCGGCCCCGAGGATGCTGATAGGATTCCAACATCAATCCGCCCATAGTCAGATGAATATTTCTGTAGCTGGTTTAGGGTCTGTCTCCAATCTGGGAAATTTTTCAGGATCAGCTTACCCAAAACCTTCCTATCATATTCAATGTCCTCATTCTCCAAAATGCTCTCCAAGGACCGGAGAAATCCAATCCCCATATCCTTCTTTTCGTCCTTCCGAATGGAAAAATCAACAGAAATGCACCGAGACTTTACGGCATCCAAAATGCGATTTGGATAGTTTGCTGTCAGAATGAAACCACAGGTGGCACTGTACTTGTCAATGAAGTTTCGAAGCGCGGGCTGCGTGGATTGAGGGTTTAGAAAGTCAGCTTCGTCCAATATCACATATTTGCGACCATCCACAAGCGAGGATGTTGACGCAAATTCTGTAATGTCGTTTCGCAAAGTGTCGATATTGCCACGCATCGAAGCTTCGATAAACAGATACTCGGCCCCAAGGTCATTGACCAATGCGCGGGCGGCAGTCGTTTTTCCGATACCCGGAGGACCGTAGAAAATTGAGTCTTGCACTTCTCCTGCCTCAACAGACTGTGACAAACTGTCCTTAATCCTATTCGGCAGTACCACATCCGATAGTGTTTTGGGACGATACTTTTCCGCCCATACGAATTTTTCATAGTCTTTCATGGTAATCATCCTGTTTGTGTTCGAATCCAGTAGCGAAGTCCGTTCGCATCAAATCGTAGGATTTTCTGCGTTAGGGTAATTTTGTAAATCGAGGGTAGAAGTTTCATGTTTTCGACCGATAATACCACCGAAAATTCTTTGTCGGTATTGCCTAATTCTGTGCGGTATCGGTTTCGGTTGACTCCATTTTCGTCGTGTGTTGATACATAGATTGATGTGCCGTCCGCATCAAATGAGATTGAGTCCTTGCTCAAAATGCCGCACGCTTTCAACACAGATTTTAGAGTTTCGGCTTCAAGTTGAAACTCTGCTAATTCATCATTCATAGGCGGTTCCTTATCGTATGGTGCCGATACGAAAGTCTCTGGCGATGAATAGTCGATCTTGGCGCTTGAATTTCTGCCCTTGATTTCCACATGGGAGTCAAGAAATTCAACGTCAGGATCATCAAAAAGTGAGAGTGTCGTCAAAAATGCCGAAAGATTGTGCAAACCGGCTTCGATAGGAATTTCTTCACTAATCTTTGCCGCCGACATAAGCTGGCTTTGGGGGGTTATTGTGCGAATCTCATTTCCCGGCTTGAAAAGGATTCCGTTGTTAATGGTGCTATAGTTTTTAAGTATAGCCAGTGTGCGTTCGCTTAATTTCATTCTGTCCTCAATATGTAAGTGGAAGTCCTGTTTTAAGTAGAGTTGGCATTGATCCAGTGAAACGATATGAGCCTATGTGAAAGAGATTCACCCAAGGACACATCCAGACTTTATGACCCATCTTTCTGACATTCTGACAGAACATATAGTCTTCTGACAGGTATCTCTTGCTTTCGGGGTCAATCATGGTGTCAAAGTATGCGACAATTTCACGATCCCTGCTAAAGTTTTTAATTCTAACATGATCTGGCCTGTATGTCAACTCTGGATATGTTTCGGCGTACTGCTCAAAAACCTTTCGATGAATTACCATGAAACCCGTCCCGGCGTTTCTAACCTCAAGAGGCTTATTTAGTGACACGGCCTTTTCATCGGTGTTAACCACAAAATCACCGGCAAACAAAACAAGCTTTTTAGGGTCTTCTTTGACATAATCCAAGCTGGCAGCGGCATATACCTTTTCCCAAGCAATCGTTTTTTTGGGGTATGGCGCAGATACAACACCATAACCAGAATCGTAGTCACAAATCTTGACAAGACCCAAAACATCTATGGGGTTAAAGCCAATGTCCGAATCAATGAATACCAGATGTGTCTTATCGCTTCGGAGAAATTCGTCAACGCAGTAGTTGCGTGCGCGCGTCACAAGTGATTCGTTGAAAATGAAAAACTCGTCCATTTCGACCTTGTATTTTTCGCATTCTCGGGATAGACCAACCACACCCTTTGTGAACAACCCATGACAATTTCCGCCGTACATGGGCGTGGTAAGGAATATTGACTTGTTCTTGAAGTCTGATTTTTTCAGAGCGTAATTCATTAGTAGATCACCAAAAATTTATCGTTAGGATCAATTTCCCCATAGCAATTCCGCATGATTTCATACATCTCGCTCTCTGAATCAACTAGGGCATGATTATAGGCCCAAAAATCACTAACAATAGTATTGAATGGGCCTATAATCATTCTACTAACACGAAATGACTCTTTGGCAACAACAGTATCGTTTGCCACATATGACATATGAACAATATCACCAACATTCATTGAATGGTATTGGTCACTGTTTTTTCTCATTGTGTTCAATTGGCCCATCATATATGGAATACGGATGTAATCTTTTTCTAGTAGGGTCGTCATGTTAAATTCTCTCATATCATTGATTCCTTTCTTCATTAAATTGTCGGGCGGCTTCAAGCTGTCGTTGAATCCAATAGGCCGTGTCTTTGGCCGTCATTGCATCATAATTTACGGGAGGCAACCTGTCGTCTTCCCCAATCTCTCGAATAACGGACGCCGTAAGCATCATTGCCGAAGCCATGATAAGACACACTTGATGCAGTCCACTTCCCTTTTCACCATCATCATAGTTTCGACCACGCTCAAAATCGTGAACGTGTCTTTGCAGACTATCAATCATTTGTTGCCAAGGCAAGCCCTTTTCCCAATTGCGGTTCTCGTATTTTTCTGCACCATATTCTAATGCAGCAGCGCCAGCGGCCAATGCCTCAAGGGGAACCTGTCTAAAGTAAGGAACACCGATTCCTTCTCGCATACCACCTGTGGCCGATTTTGCCCATTCCTGTTTTTCACTCATGATCTTTCTCCATTACTGAAAAATTTCCTTCTTTCCTTGCAACATAGACGTTATCAAATTGCTGCACCACACTATCACCTTTGTGGCTGATTACCACGATCTTGTCTTCGTCCAATTCATCAATCAGAGCCAAAAACTCGGTGATCCCCTCGTTGTCCAACGATTTGTCCATAATTTCATCCATCACCAAAATGTTCGTCGTCACCGAATTTCTCAGCGAAGAAATTTTCCGCCACATGAACATTAAGGCCAGACTGATTCGCAGCTTCTCACCCTCAGAAAAAGAGTTGAATGTGAATTGGTCGCGGTGTCTAGACTTAATCGTTTCCTCAAATTGTTCGTTAATCTCGAAACCAACGAATAGCCCAAGCCTTTCTAGGTACTGATTAACAAACTCATTCATTTTTGGGATATATGCTGATATGATCGAAGCCTTGATGCCCGTGTCCTTGAGCATCATGTTCGCGGCGTCCAGCACATCCCGCTCATCCAGAAGATCGTTCCTTCTTGATTCGTTCTCTTTTAATTCCTGAATATAGCCATTCAGGGCTGTCTTGTCAATAGAAAGGTTGCGTGATTCTACATCTTTTTTTTCTCGGAGAATGGCTTTTGCACTGTCTTTCATGGCTTCTAACACAGATTCGCGCTTCATCAAAAGGGTTTCTGCCGCCCTTCTCTCTCTTTCAACCTCTGCAACACTTCTCTCGATGCGTTCCGCTGCTTCAATTTCAATTTTGAGTCTTTCTCTTTCGCGCTCAAGATCACTGAGTTTTACCCCAATGTCTATGAGGCGGTCTCTCTTAAACGTATCGGAGATAGGCTGACCACAAGAATCGCATGAATCACTGGTTTCTAAAAACGATTTTTCCTTTTCAAGCCGCCTTGTATCAAAATCGACCTCGCGCAGAGAAGGCTTGTTTCTCATGGCACGCTTCTTTTCTTCGAATGTGGTTGATAGGTGTTCTACCTCGCTTTTGGACAGCTTGATTTCACCCTGTTTCTCGACCATCTTGGTCTTCAATTCACGGAGTCTCTGGTCAAAACCATCAAGGGTTTTTCTTGACATAGACTCCAATTCCTTTAGGTGTGCGCGCTCATTAGAGATTTTGTATTCGCACACCGATATGTCCTTTTCCACATCCGAAATGCGGGTTTTGTTCTCTTTGATTCGCTCTTTCAGAAGCGAAGCCATCTTCGAAAAAACGTGAATGTCAAGAACATCTTCGACGGTCTGTCGTCTATCAGCGGGCGACAAATCCATGAACGGGATGTAGTTTGCGCTACCCATGACGACCACCTGCTTGAAGGTTTTTAGGTCCATCCCCAAAATTTCGTCTAGCCTAGCCTGCATCAAAGACAAAGACGATTCTTCATCCATAGGTTCACCATCAACCTCAATAACAAGTTTGTTTGGCTTGATCTGGCGGACGACCCTGTACTCTTTAGCCCCAACCGAAAATGAGACCTCTACCCAAACATCTTTGGCATTTATGCTATTCACTAGCTGGTTTTTGGTGATTTTGCGAAACGGCTTACCATACAAGCCAAAACAGATAGCGTCCAGAAAGGTTGATTTGCCTGCGCCGTTATGGCCGATCACAAGGGTTTTTCCGGGTTCTTCGAAGTCAACACCCGAAACGTAGTTTCCATATGACAAAAGATTTTTCCATTTCACATGCTTCATGTTTATCTTCAAATCTCGGACTCCCTGTATAGATTGACCATCATCATTTCCAGCCATTCACGATCACAGTTGACACTGGCGCTTTTGACATAGTTACGAATCAGCGTCTCGGTGTCAGATGTGTCAATGTCAAGATCGTCTGACACTGACTCAGACAACATCTCTGATACTTTTACATCAATCGCCTTACCACTGTCGCTGATTTTCGACAGTGCGGCATCCGTGACAGACCTAGATGCTCTGGAATTGATTTTGACATACATTCGATCAAATCGGCCACCTAAGTCCAGCTTTTCAACATCGTTTAGCGTAACGTCTTCGTCAAGCGAGACTTTCTTGAACAACTTTAGAGGGTTTAGATGGGTGTCAACCGTCTTGGTGTCAGTATGCAGTATGTGGAAGCCCCTTGAACCATCACAATCTGCCCAAGTCATTTCGTATGGGGCGCCCAGATACCTGATCCTACCTCTGGTACTAGGCGTGTGAAAGTGACCAGAGAAAACCTTCCGGTGAGGGAACGTCTTTGGTGACAGACCATGTGTGCATAGCCTACCTCCACCCATATCGAAGCCTTCAAATTCGAAATGCCCCATGAGCAAGTCCGAGTCACTATTTTTCAGGTATGAGAGGTTTTTGTCCATGTTTTCAGGATTTAGCCAAGGGCATAGGTCAATTTTCAGCCCACCTATCTCTATGGTTTCGGCCTTGTCCCAGACAAACCGGATATTCGGGTACTCCCCATGACCAAACAACTCTTGAAGGGAGTTGATTCGGTTAGTGTTTTTGTAGTACACATCATGGTTCCCGGCCAGAATATAGGTATTGATGCCCATATCAGCTATGGGTTGAATGAATTTTTTCTTCATCACCGAAAGGGCGAGGTAATTGATGCCCCGTCTCTGGTCAGTCAGATCGCCAAGATGAATAAGGTGTGTCACCCCCTCATCTTTAATTTTTGGGAAAAACACATCATCAAAAAACCGACCAAAATAGTCAAGATAAACTTCTTTCCCTGCGTACCCCCAATGGGTATCACAGATTATAGCAATTTTCATCGTCTTTGTTGCTCGGCAGTCACAATAGCTTTATTGGTTTCCTCACTAATCCTGCGTAGAGTCTCAATATAGTGTTGTTTTTGTGTGTAGGACGCATTCGGGTCAGTGACCTTTTTAATCATGTCCTCAATCAGTACGGGTAATCCCAGTGTCTTCATTTTCTTTCTCCATTTTTCGTCTTTCGCGCCGCTCTTTGGCTTTCTGTTTCTTTGCCTTGATTCTGTCTTCATAGTTGCTAACAAAATCATTCATGTAGTCAGTTTCCGAATCGTATCCTTCATCATATCCTATGCTTGTCTTTTGGTCAATACCTGTTTGGTGTAGTGCCCCAATCATTTTTTCTCGCTCGAAAACTTTGTGCTTCTGGTAAAGATAACCTTTCTCGGCTTCAATTCTCCTAACAAATGCACGCTGGATAATCAAGCTGAAATAGCCAAAGGGGTTCTTTTTTTCTATGTTGTAATTGGCTACGGCCCGACAGGCATCAAGTATCCCATCACCGATCATATCCTCCCGAAATGAGTACCCCCTAAAATTGTGTTTCTCGGCCATGTTCTTCGCAATGGCCATAATGTCTTTGGCTATGGGGTCAGAGACTTTCGGTACATCAAGACCAGAATTTTCACATTCTTCACATCTTTTGCGGTACTTCACAATTTCTTGGTACAGCTTTTCCTTATCCACATAGTTGTGTTTCTGTCTTTTAGCCATTAATTCAAAAGACCTCCGGTATCTGTCGATAAATCCATTTCTTCCTCTTTTGAATGATTTGTGTATGATTTATAAAAATCCACACCAATCTCGCTGGCCGGTTCAAACAGAAGGCGATTCTCAGGAACCTTGAATGTATTCGTGGAGGATAGGCCCATAAAGTTTCTGGCGTATGGCACGCCTGTCAAATCAAACATGATCTGGATAGGAGTTTCTATCACATCACGATTTTGGGGATGCACAAGCCCCAGAAGATCAACCCCGGTATTCAGTTTCAGGGTGTAGATTTCGTATTCATTATTGTCCATTGTCTTTTCCTTTTATCTTGACTGTTTTGAAAGTGTAGTCGAATTGCTCTTGAGTGTATATCTTCACCCGCTCATTCAGGTGCTTCAACGTGTAGTTTTTCAGTCTTCCTATTGTCAGATCGTCAACAATATCAAAAACCTTGGCCTTCCCTCTATCTGTAACACGCAAGGCGCGGCCAATACTTTGCAGCACGGTAATGCGGCTCTTGTATGGAAACCCCATAACGAGAGTCGTGATCGACGGAATATCAACTCCGGTTGACATAGTACCATATGTCGCAACAATTATTGCATCCTTGGACTTGTTCACATTCTGACGGATGGATTCACGTTCGTCAGAAGACAATTTGCCAACGATCATGTGTACCGGACGGTCAACCCTCTCCGTCAACTTTTCAGCAATTGTCTCTACATGCTCGACGTGTTTTAGCAACAACAGAGACACGCCGTCCCGTGCTTCCATCAACCGCACAAGAAAATCATCGCGTTCTTCGAGAGTCTTCAAGAACTCCGATTCGTCATGATAGGTGATTTTCTTTTCTTTTTTGTTTTTCTTGCAATTCCGGTATCTTCTGACCACCGAATCATCATATTTAAGCGTCAGGATTGAAATGTCAAATTCTGACACACTACCTTCGTCCATCAATTCCTTCGTGGTTATGATCTGGTGCGTCTCTCCGAACACGCCATTCAACGTCCATTCATTTGATTTTGCGCCATCAATGGTGCCAGTGAAACCGATTTTGTAGCGGATTTTCGTGGTCTTTTCCATGAGATTCTTGAGGCTCATCGCTTTGTATTTGTGAGCCTCATCACACAGGATAACATCAAACTGGTCAAACCACGGGGCAACATTTTTGGCAATAGACTGGTACAGACAAAGCGTCATATCATGCTCGACAACCTCTGGAACCTCCCCGGCATTGTAATATCCAAATGACAACTCTCGGTTCTTGTTGTAATTCGGGAAGTTGTCCTGTCCCATCTGTTTTAGCAAAGACTTGGAGTCCACTAGCAACAACACCTTACGGCCCCTTGCTGCATGATACCTAGCGATGAGATAGATGATAAATGACTTGCCAGATGATGTTGGAGATAACATCAGCATTCTTTCATTTTTCAGTGCTGCCACCACAGCTTCATTCTGATAGTCCCGGCATTCAAATAATGTGTCAAATTTTTTGGCTAAGTGGTGTCCTGCATCCTCCGGTATGTCGTTGTCGATAACGAGGCGGTCGTCTAACTCATATTCGATACCGCGTCTTTCCAGAAACTCGATGACCCGATCTTTCAGACCCAGATAAATCATACCCGTCATGCCGTTCAGCATACGAATCTTACCATCCCACATACCACTTTTGACCTTTGGGGAAAACTTAGCGCCCGGAACCTCGAATGTGAAATACTCTGACATATCCATTTTGATGGAAGGTTCTGCAATAACCCTTATCCACACGTCATTAACTTTTTGAATTGAGACCTCGCACGTCATGATGCACCTACTCTGAATTTTTCCCAATCTATGATGTTCTTGACATGGAAACTTCGACGGCCTATCTCCCTGAGAATACTTTCGAGATATTCCACTTTGCCCTCTGCCAAATTGATCGCCAGAGACGAGTTGATAACATCAGAATCGCCTTCAATGTATTCTGAAATTTCCTTTTTGAGAATTTTTTTGGGGAACGGTTTCCAGCCCTTTGCGTCAAGATCGTTCTTGCTCATTTCTCCCGAATAGTATTCACGCTTCTCGAACACCAACTTTTTGTGGTTCTCACGCAGCTTCTTGAGTTTTATCCATTCGGTCGTGTAAATAGTCATGTATTTGTGATGTAACTTAGGAGCGGACGCAGATTCTCTTGCGAGTGACAAAACGTCAATCTCAGCGTCTTTTTCCCACATTGCAAAAATGTCTTCTAGTTTCAAACGAATCACTCCTGATTAAATGTAGCATACATACTACACTACAAAGGACTTGTCAAGAGATATTTTCAAAAGAAAGTTGATTGACCTTGAATGTGACTTGGCATGTCGGAGCCACAACATCTGATTCCATGGCATCCATGTCTATGCCGCTCAATGACGTTGGAAACACGTCCTCCATCTTTATCAGGATGTTCGGGTTTTTGCCGCTACTCATAATTATCAGAGAGGCATCTGAATACAGTCCGTCACCATCCACAAGGTTCGCGTACTGTCTGAAATTTTTTGGGAACGTCATACCTACCATCCATCCCATCAATTCTTGGTAATTCGCCATTTCTTCATCTACCTTAAACGATAGGCTAATGTCGTCATATTCGATTTTGTCACCGGGTCTGTATATACTCTTGAATGGTGACGGTTGTTCAACTGCCGACATATTGACGCCCGGTATGCTGACCTTCTGGACAAAAAAATTGACATGAGGAAGCCTCAGTATTTCAAAACTGAAACTGACCGGACTAAGAAAATTTTGTTTGATTTGATGCATGGAATACCTTGACTTCTTCGCTTCTTTCTGTATTTATGTGTCAAGAATCAGTCTTTTTAAGACCCCTTCGGGGCGGCTACGCCTTTCAACCTATAGTATATTAAAGACTCTTTAGAATCCTTTTAATAAATTCTTTCTAAAGAATCTTTTACCCCCCGGAACCACGATTCTATTATACCCATTTTTTTTGATTCGTCCATTGCGCATTTTGTCGCACCCCCAAAAAGTTTTCACTTGACAACTGACTGCGAATCAGTCTATATTAAAGATGAAAGAAAGAGAGGAAACAACATGGACCTTTACGGAACACAAGAAACAAACGGCCTGCAAAACGGCCTTGCCTATCATGCCGAACGCCACGAACAGGGATACATCGACACGGTGGACTGGACCGAAGATGGTCTGGAAATCACCCGTCTGCGTCTCCTGAGTGATCCGGGTTTCCCGGCATGGGATGTGTCCTACTGCCACGGCATTCTGGATGGGAAGCATGTAGACGTGCGTCTCCCCTTCTCCCAGCTTCCGAAGTGGGGCTTCAAAAAGGCCCTCTATAAAGAGGCGAAGGCCACCGGGAAATTCATCAAGGGGCTGTTCTCGGCAATCTCCACCCTCAACTAAAATTGGCATGAACAAAAGCAAATATCCAAGAACAAAGCACTTGCCATGGTCGAAAGGCGTGACCTCCGATGATCTTGTCATCGGAGGTATTTCCATGTTTGATGGTGAGAGGGTTATCGTCACAGAAAAAATGGATGGGGAAAACACTTCCCTGTATGCTGATGGAATGCACGCCAGATCAGTAGACGGCGCGCACCATCCTTCCCGCGATTGGGTGAAAAACTATTGGGCGTCAGTTGCCTACAAAATTCCTTATGGGTGGAGAGTCTGTGGTGAAAACCTGTATGCGATACATAGCATAGAATACCACAATCTGAGGTCGTATTTTTTGGCATTTTCGGTTTGGAATGCCGACAATATGTGCTTGTCTTGGGATGAGACAGTGAAGTTTTTGAGCGAGCGCGACATACCGATGGTGCCAGTGATTTACGATGGGCCATTTCAGAGACAGGTGATAGAAAACATTTCGGTTGACTCTGAAACATCAGAGGGTTATGTTATGAGAATCGCAAGAGCATTTCATTACAACGAATTTGGGAAGTCGGTGGCGAAGTATGTCCGACAAGATCACGTCCAGACGGACGTTCATTGGAAGCATCAAGAGATTAGGACCAACACATTAAGGGGGCGAGAGAACACATGAGTAGTTTTTACACGAGCGTTGCTCGAAAGGGAAACAAGATTTTCTACAGGGGGTATGCGGACGGCAAACAGTTTAACCGCAAGGGCACCTTTTCTCCGGTAATGTTCTTTCCATCAAATACAGAGACGGACTGGAAAGACATTACCGGAAAGTACGTCAAGCCCAAGAAATTCTCCACTATGTCGGAAGCCCGAGACGCCATTGACCAATACTCAGGCGTGGAGGGTTTTGATGTGCATGGGATGGACAACTTCGTGTATCAATTCATCACGTCGATGTATCCAAACGATATTGAGTACGACTTTGGTCTGATCCGAATAGGAAATTTCGATATTGAGGTGGGATCAGACGAAGGGTTTCCGAAGCCAGATGAAGCACTTTATCCTATCCAATCCATCGCATATTCCGAGATTGGCTCTGAGTTGATGCATGTCTATGGCATGGGTGAGTTTGACCCATCCAAGATGGAAACCAAGGAAAAGACCGTCCGCTATATCCAGTGTTCAAGCGAAGTCGATCTTCTGACTAAATTTTTCGTGTTCCTTTTGGGCGATCCGCCTGACGTATTCACGGGTTGGAACATACGATTCTTTGACATTCCATATTTGGTCAACCGGGTAAGGCGGCTCATGGGAGAGGGCGCGGTGAAAAAGCTATCTCCGTGGGGAATAGTGAATTACCGTGAGGTTTTCATCAACGGCAAATCAAATGACACATACGAGATTGGCGGAATTGAACAGCTTGACTACCTAGAGGTATTCAAGAAATTTGACTATGTGTACGGCACACCAGAAAGCTACTCTCTCGACACCATCTGTCACATGGTTTTGGGAGAGAAAAAAATGTCGTATGAGGAATACGGCAGCTTACATACTCTCTACAAAGAAAACTACCAAAAATTCATTGAGTACAACATTAGAGACGTGATGTTGGTCGAGAAGTTGGAAGAAAGGGTAGGTCTGCTAGAACAGGCCATAACCATCGCTTACAAAGGTGGTGTCACATTCAAGGACACACTTGGGACCACCGCAATTTGGGACAGTATCATTTACAGGCACCTTAACAAGATGAATATTGCTGTTCCCCCAAAAGAAAAGAAGGTCAAATCCAGCTATCCGGGCGGCTACGTCAAAGAGCCAATTCCCGGAAAATATGAATGGGTGGTTTCTTTTGACCTAAATTCGCTTTATCCTAACCTGATCGTGCAGTACAATATGTCTCCCGAGACTCTGGTGAAGACCGAATTGGCTAGGGGATACGGTGCAGACCATTACCTAGAAAATCCTCCGACAGAGCGAGAAATGGGGCTTGGTTTTTCCATAGCTGCCAATGGGTCGATGTACCGTAAAGATTTTCAGGGCGTTCTGCCCAGCATCATTGTCGATTACTACAATGAGCGGCGCGAAATCAAAAAGAAAATGCTAGAAAAAAAGTCAGAGTATGAGAAGACGCATGACAATTCACTATTGAGAGAAATTGACATTCTTGACAACGGACAAATGGCGGTAAAGATTCTTCTCAATAGTCTGTATGGCGCGCTCGGAAATGCATATTTCCGTTATTTCGAAATGTCTATGGCCGAGGGCATCACAATATCTGGGCAACTTGCTATCAAGTGGGCAGAGCGGGTCATGAACAAGGCCATGAACAAGATCATGAATACCGAGGATGTTGATTACGTTTGTGCTATCGACACGGACTCCCTGTATGTGGACTTTTCGTCATTTGTCAAAAAATATGATCCCAAGACCCCCGTAGACTTTATTTCAAGTGCGGCCAATCGGTATTTTGTTCCAGAATTGAACAAAGGGTACACTGATATGTACGAGCATATGAATGCCTACGCGCCGCGTATGGAAATGAGTCGGGAGGTTATCGCAGACAGTGGTGTTTGGACCGCAAAGAAAAGGTATATCCTGAGTGTCTTGGACAATGAGGGCGTTCGCTACGAAAAGCCAAAAATTAAGGTTATGGGCATCGAAGCGGTCAAATCCTCTACTCCGCAGGTCGTGCGGGATGTGTTCATGGATTGCTTCAAGATGGTGTTATCTGAGGACGAATCGAAACTCCATAATTACATTGCGGACTTTAGGGAGAGGTTCTCATCGCTTGAACCGGAGGAAGTGTCTTTCCCAAGGGGGGTTTCCGAGATAGATAAATGGGTTGGGGATGATGGTATGCCCAAAAAGGGTTGTCCGATCCATGTGCGGGGCGCAATCGTTTACAATTATCTCTTGAGGAAAAAAGGTCTTGACAACAAGTACGACTTAGTGAATAATGGCTCGAAGGTCAAGTTTTGCTACCTTCGAGAACCGAATCCGGCAATGTCGTACACCATTTCGTACCCTTCGTACTTGCCCAAGGAATTAGGACTACACCAATATGTAGACTACAACAAGCAATTTGAGAAATCGTTCATTAGCCCGATGCAGCTAATAACCAGTCCTGTAGGATGGACTACCGAAAGAATCAATTCACTTTTTGACTAGGAGATTAGATGACAAAAAGAGACAAACTAGCCGAGTATTCAATGCGGGCGCTTATTGCAGAAGAAAAACTCTACGCGCTTAGTGTCATAGTAGATAAATTCATCAACAAAAACTATGATTCTTTGTCCGAGGAAACCATTCATGAATTGGTTCTTGCGGCAGAGCGCATTAACAATGTGGGGGATGTATTTCATGCCAAGCTTACTGGATAAACTACAAAAAGGCGGGGCGATAAAGGGCGATCTTCTGCCGGACTCCGAGGCATTCAAGAACAATTTTGAGGTAGTGACAAACTATCCCATGATTAACGTCGCCCTGAGTGGGTCGCTAGATGGTGGTTTACAGAGCGGCATCACCATGATTGCTGGCCCGTCAAAGCATTTCAAGACCCTATTTGGGCTTTTGCTGTGTTCCGAATACATGAGAGAGTTTGAAGATGCTTACCTGCTTTTCTATGACTCAGAAAAGGGTGCGTCCCTAGACTATTTCGATACGGTCGGAATTGATCCTAAAAGAGTCTTTCATATCCCTACAACAGACATAGGCGTGCTGTCCAACGATCTTGTGAAGCGTCTGAATGAGGACTTCAATAAGGGGGATCGAATCATTGTTCTCATTGATTCGGTGGGGAATCTTGCATCACCCAAAGAGATTGCGGACGCAATTTCAGGAAGTGACAAGGCCGACATGACTCGCGCAAAGTTGATGAAAAGTCTTGGCCGCATGATTACTCCCCATCTGAAATTCAAGGACATTCCGTTGATTGCGATCAACCATACATACAAAGAGATTGGGCCTATGTACCCCAAGGACGTTGTGAGTGGTGGAACGGGCTTTTACTATTCATCCGACGATGTGTGGGTTATTGGACGGAGACAGACCCAAGATTCAGAGCGAAAGTTGTTGGGTTTCGAGTTTATCATCAACATCGACAAATCCCGCAGTACCAAGGAAAAGTCTCAGATTCCAATTGAAGTCACCTTTGAGCATGGCATATCAAAATACTCGGGGCTGTTCCCCCTGTTGCTGGAATTTGGGTATGTTCACAAAGCAAAAAAGGGCTGGTATAATGTGATGGACCCCGAAACTGGCGAAATTGACCCCGTGAACAAACGAGAGAAAGAAATCAAGGCAGATTTCGAGTATCTTGATAAGGTTCTGAAAGACGAAAATTTTCGCAAACGGGTGTTGAACAGATACAAAATGGCTGACGAAGACGAAGAAGAACCGCTAGAGGATCATGATGATTGAGGAAACCATTCTTGGTGGTTTGATAGGTAATGAAGATTTTGCGCGAGAGGTTTCCCCTTTCATCAAATCAGAGTATTTTGAAGAAGAATCCTCTCGCGTACTTTTCGAAGAATTTGAAAAGCATCTGTCTGATTACAGCACGGTCCCGACTAAGGACGTGCTGGCAATCATGGTTGAAAAGAGGGAAAACCTAGACCAGACAGTGTTTTCAGAATGTATGGAATGTCTGGATAGGGTAGAGTATGACCCAAACACGAACATCAAATGGTTAAAAGCAGAAACAGAAAAATACTGCCAAGACCGGGCGCTCTATAACGCGATTCGTCAGTCGATTGCTGTCATTGACGGAGAAGACAAAAAAATTGGGAAGGGGGCTTTGCCTAGTCTGTTAAACGAGGCCCTTGCGGTCTCGTTTGATACAAAGGTCGGGCATGATTATTTTGACGATGTTGAGGCACGCTGGGACTACTATAACAGCGACGAAGAACGGATACCAACTAATCTGGACATAATCAACAAGATCACAAATGGTGGTCTTGCGCGAAAATCCCTGTCGATTATCATGGCCGGGACAGGCGTTGGCAAGTCTTTGCTCATGTGTAGCACCGCCGCAGGTAATGTGATGGACGGCTTGAACGTCCTCTATATCACCCTCGAATTGTCCGAGGAAGAAGTTGCTAGGCGAATCGACGCAAATTTCCTTGATACCGAAGTGCAGAAGATCAAAACACTAGACAAAAAATCGTTTGTGAACCGCGTTAACCGCGTGCGCTCTAGGTCAAAGGGAAAACTGGTCATTCAGGAATATCCCACAACTACAGCAGGAGCGAATCATTTCAGGTTCTTGCTTAACGACCTAAAACTCAAGAAAGATTTTGTGCCTGATGTGATCTACATTGACTATATCAATATCTGTGTGTCGTCTAGGATCAAGTCTATGTCGGGCGTCAATTCATACACCTACATCAAGGCCATTGCCGAGGAATTGAGGGGGCTTGCCGTAGAGTTTAATGTGCCTATCGTATCTGCGACACAGACAAACAGATCGGGAATCGGTGCCGGAGACCTAGAATTAACAGATACCGCAGAATGTATATTCGTTGATGAAATGGTTACTCTAAGAACGGGCGAACACAAGAGAATGGGTGATCTTGCTTTAGGGGATCAAATATTGAGTAATGATGGGTATAAGACTATCATAAAAACTCATCATCCCAAGATCAAAGACTGTGTTAAAATCACCACAAAATCTGGAAAGAGTATAATCACATCAAAGGATCATATTTTTCCTACCCAAAGAGGGAGAATTTCCTTAAATTCAGGTGGTTTATCTGTCGGAGATTTTTTGAGTACCAAATAGCATATAACTCCACCGTCAAGCTAAGTAACAATACCAGCAACAGTGGAGTTAATCAAATGAAGAAGAAGCATATAACCGAACACGCAAACATTAAAAAATTGTTACCTAAAGAAAACAAAGAATTTTTTAATGAAAAGATCATTGCTATGAAAAATAAAAAATTTTCTCATAGTAAGATACAAAGACACATTGAAGTATTATCTGATATATACAAAAATAATGGTGGTAATATCATAGAAACAGAAGCGGATTATTTGAGGTATTATGATACAAATTCTAGGAAAGAAAAACTTCGTATTAGAAAGGGGAATAATGCGGTACTTGAATATGAAAAAAAACTTAAATCCAGACCAAAGCCAAATGTTGTTTCTCTCTGGACCAAAGAGTATTGGGTTAATCGTGGATATAGCGAAACCGATGCTATCGAAAAAGTTTCGGAAATACAAACCAAAAATGTCTTAAAAAGAAGTAAAGAATCATATAAAGAGCATAGAAGTAAGCTTAAATTTTGTTTGGATTATTGGAAAAATAAAGGATTTGATGTTAAGCAATCCGAACAGCTTCGCACCCCTTTTCTATTAGAATGTAAGAATGATCTTTCTTCTATGATAAGAAGGCATGGGGATAGTGGTCATTATCTTTATCATAAAAGAGTCGAGGCAATTAAGAAATCCCTCAAATCAATACATAACACCAAAAGGACTGGTGGATACGTTTCTATTGAATCTAAAAGATTTTTCACTCCGATTTACAAACACTGTAGAAGATTAGGGATCAAAAGAGAAGATATATATTATGGAGCCAGAGGTTCTAGAGAGTTTTTCGTGAGAAAATCGGGAGAAGATAATATCGGAAGGTTTGTTGATTTTTGCATACCAAAGTTAAGAATAGTTGTTGAATATCATGGTACTCATTGGCATTATAGAAAAGACTTGGTTGACAAAAACCCATTATTGGATTATGATGATATAAAGTATCGGGACGAAGATGTTAGGTTATTAGTTGAAAATCGTGGGTTTGAATATCATGTTGTTTGGTCGGATGATAATTTAACAACCCAGCAGAAAATGATAAGACAGAGGATAGAAAGGCTGTATGATAGATATAAATGAAAAGCTTCTGAATAAGTGTGTTGGAATGGCTAATATGATGATCGAGAAAGGCATGTCTGTCGGAGACGTTTCATTAGAAGACCTTTCGATGACGTTATACAAAATAGAAAGAGAGAGGGAGGAAAAAACAGCAAAATCAGACTCTATGATAGACTATAATGACGAGATAGTATCTATTGAATATGTTGGCGAAAAAGAAACTGTAGACATATCGGTTACGGGTGACAATCTTTTCTTTTGTAATGACATTCTGACCAAAAACAGTATCGGCCTTCCTGCGACCTGCGACTTCATGATCGGTCTCATTTCGAGTGAGGAATTGGAAGAATTGGGTCAGATTATGGGCAAACAGCTAAAAAACCGTTGGGGCGATCTTGGATACTACAGGCGGTTTGTGATGGGAATTGACAGGCCGAAAATGAGGGTCTTTAATGCAGAACCTTCTGCCCAAGAAGATTTGATGGTTGATGCCCAAGATATGAAAAAACAGAAGAATAGTGGACGAAAAGATGATATTTCGGTAATGGACAAGGGAGATTTTGCTAGAAAAATGGAAGACCGCAAGCTAGATTTTGGAGATTTCACATGACTTACTTTGTCAGAAAGCGGAAAAGCGGGTACTGCATAATTGAGAAAGACACGAAAAAGACGGTGTTTCTTTGCGACCAAAAATTAGTCGCACATGACATAAAACGTGGTTTGAACGGCGGGAAGGGGTTTAGGGGAATGACTCCCGACTTTTTCCTCCCTTGGCCAGATACATCACGAAAAAATATGTAACCGACCGCCCCCAGAGCAATGATTTACAGAGTTGACAAAACCAACATGATTCGTGGTATGATTCTTGATGATATTGACCGAATCATGAATGTCTGCGATGACTATTTGGGTATTGGTGATGTGACATTCGACATTGAATTTTTGCCCGACCTAGATGCATTGGGATACCTCTATTCTGGTGAAGACGGGTTTTTGATGGAAATATCACTAGACCAGACGGTTGAATCTGGTCTAGTTACTATAGCACATGAAATGGTGCATATGAAACAAAGAATTGATAATGACGAAAGGGAATATGATGTTTTGGAAAAAGAGGCCGAGTATATCGGACTATTCATTTACACACACGCAGTTTCACGACAGGCGTGACAATTTTGACGATGTTTGCATACGATATTTGTCTGATGATAACCCAGAAATGGCCGTCAAATGGTACATAATGGGAACCGAAGACAGTGCGCTATTGAGTGCTGGAATGATGGATCGTCTCAGAAAAATCATAATTAGCAGGGTAGAGGAAAATAGCTTTGAGAGTGGTTTTGTCAGTGTGGTTGATGGTGAAATCGTAATAGACAGGCCCCCCAAAAAAGATATGGTTAGACTACAAACCAAAACGATAAAAGACGCATATGGAACAAGAAAAGGATAGGAACATGGAATTTCTTAGACGATTATGGCGCAACATCATTGACGCCAGAGAAGAACAAGCACGACTAGAGGTGGCTAGGATGCTAAAAAGGACTGAATTTAGAAAAGACAGTGTGGAGTACATTGCTGAAATGCTAAAGACTGGTAACTACATGAAGTAAGCCATGCGGTACTACATTTTTGGCCTACAGAGAACAGGTACGAATTTCCTAGAGGCTCTGATAAAACAGAATTTCGTGGATAGTGCTAGAATAACAGGTACTTGGAAACACAGCCTTGGTCCAGTAGATCACGCAAGGCTGTGTTCGCCTGTCTATGTCCTATACAAGAATCCATTCACATGGGTCGAGTCCCTGTGCTTTAGAAATAGTGTGGATTGGGTTAAGACACAGAAAAAATACCCCGCAAGGCTACACGAGACCGGCATGATGTGTGGCAAAAATGGTTTCAATGTGCGGTCTTTGGCTCTGACCTATCGTGACTTTTATTCCTATTGGCTCGATAATGGCTACCATGAGGTGCGATATGAAGACCTTTTGGGTGATGGTGCAGGACAGTTTTTGTCCTCTATAAACGAAAGGCGACGGCATAGGAATTGGAGAATACCAACACGGGTTAGTCAGTCAGAACCCATGAAACAGGAAACTCGGGACTACTATTCAAGCATGAAGCCGACCGCATTAACCGAGGAACAGATAACTGTGATAAAAACTGTAATTGGCGACACGCTTTTATCAAAAATGAAATACCGAATTGACTAAATATAGACAGGAGAAATCAGTAAGGCTACGGTAAACCTGATAGAATTGTTTTTGTCATTTTTCGTAGCCCGTCATTTTTGAAGGGAATATTCTTGTGAGTAAAGAAGAAAAAAC